GGGTTACGACGCTTACGAAATGGATGAGCAAAAGGCTGCAGACATCGGCCTTGAAGCAGAACTCAAAATCAAGCGCATGTACACCGAAACGGAACGCACTGAAATGGCAAAAGAGGGCATTGCAATGTCCGACGGGTCGATGCCAATTGCAGACGCAGAAGACCTTAAAAATGCTGTTCAAGCATTCGGTCGAGCAAAAGACAAGAAAGCCGCACGCGCACACATCATGAAGCGTGCCCGCGCTCTTGCCGAAGATGGCTTGATTCCAGAAGACTGGATGAAGAACGTCAAGAAGTCATTTGGCGAGAACTCTTCCGATTCTGAAAAGGCTCTTGTTGACAATGAATTCCTTGCAGATTTGATGGAGTTCCAGTTGCTTGCTGAGGAAGCAGACATTAAGTCTCCTTCCGAATTGGAACAGTCAGAAAAGCGCATGTACTCAGACGAATCGCGTGAAGAAATGTCCGATTCGGGAGAAGCACTGCCTGATGGTTCCTATCCGATTGCAGATGAAGCGGACCTCCGCAATGCGATTCAGGCTTATGGACGAGCAAAAGACAAAGAAGCCGCAAAGAAGCACATCATGAAACGCGCTCGCGATCTAAAACTTGAGGAACTCATCCCCGAAGAGTGGACCGCCGATGGTGGCTCCAAAGAGTACTCGGAAGATGAAATGGAAGACCCAGAAGAAAAGGCAGACGGGATTTTGGCTTCTCTCGAAGAGTTCAATTCTTTGCTTGAGGCAGAAACCAAGGCTCCTGAAGTTACCGACTGAGGTCAGCATTTTCGACCACACCGATCACAAGTCTGAGAGTTATGGACACTGAGTCAGAAAAAACAGGTGATGTGTCCGAAGACGCTGAGATCAACGATTCGGAACAACACGAAGATGAAGTCATTGCTGAAATTCATTCAACAATGTTTGGTCTCCCCATCAACGGAAATCAAGAACTCGTAAATTACAAAGGCCTTATCGCCCGAGGAGTTCTTCAACCATATTTCATCGAAGGCAAAGTTGGTCTCGTCGGAAGCCGTTCTCGTCTTGGACAAACAGTCCAAGGTGTCGGGTCCATCGTCCTCCCCGGAAATGTAAGTGTTGTTCGATCGCCGGTACGTTCTGCGATTGCGCGAACCCTCACTCCGGGTGGTGGCAGTGACAATAATCTTGTCGGCCGTGCTGTTAGTTCCGCGGTGGGCCGGACGCGACGGGCAGCACGAAAAGTTCTTCGCTGTCCTGCCGGTTTCGAATATGGCGGTCGATTTGCTTCACGGAATCTTGCGAATTGTGGCCGTCAACTATTCGACATTCCCGGCATTGGTGACGGGATAGGCGGCGGAAGCGGCCGAGGCCTAGTCGGCCTTGTCCGACGCGCTGGAGAGCAAATTGATATTGGCAACTATGGTTTGACTGCTACGCAAATTCAACGTGCGACTCAAATCCCTCGTGTTGGAGGCAACAACTCCGGCAAGCGGAACAGGGGCGTTGTAGCGGCTGTAACCGCCTTATCGGGTAAATCGGAATCGGATGCTTTCCTAGTTCGCCAAGATGGTTTCACACTAAAACCAGTTATTGGCACTGAGATTCTGGCAACTATCCGCAAAAATCCTGATATGGATAACGGAAGTTTTGTTTCTCGGATTTCGAACACTTCGACCATCGGTCACGACTCAACCCCAATGCTTTGGATGTCAAACGCCCGATCAGTGGTTTTTGTTACCCCCGATGGTGGCAACATCACCGTCGAACGTGCAAAAGATTTGACCATCGGCGAAAAACGCAAACTAACAAAGTTTTGGGACTCCTCCGCTGGCACCCCTGAAAAAGAATTCGATCTTGCTAGCCGCATCCGCTCATTAGTTGATTCCTCCGAAGGTGGACTCACTTACAACGAGCGTTTCCCCAGTGTTGATAACGCAAACGACCTTGTAACTGTTTCCGAAATTGGCAAAGACAAAAGTCAGCGTTCAGTGCGGCGCTGGGTTTACGCGAACTACATGGCGGACAATGCGCCCGGACGTAACAAAAAGCGCAAGTGGAAAGAAATCGGAAAAGCCTCTACGGGATCAATCGTTCGTGACAACGAGATCACAAAACCAAATGAAGCAACAACCTTCTTGAAAGAGAACGGCGACCCATTCGAAGTTCCACCTTCCCTGCTTGGAGACGCTCTTAATAAATCTAAAGCGTTTACGGCAACGCAACTGCAGCCCGGCGTGGAACTGCTTGAACGTGGCGATGGCAAGAAGTTCTACCGCGTCGAGTCCACGGGAACGTACTCAAATCTGAGCCATCGTGTTTCTTCTGACGTTCACTCTGTCCTCGGTCTTGAATCAGGACGAGTGGCGTTTATCGGTACTGGCGGTGACCGCTCAGTCCTTATCGAACATCCGGAGAATCTGCCGGGAGTGAAAGTGTCTCGCGATTCAATTGCAGATTCCGATGCCGAAGATCTATTACGAATTGCTGTTTCCGATTACTTGTTAGACAATCAGAAGAGAAGTCCTGCTTCTTTGCTTGCGATTCGTAAGGGTGATGCCAAAGGTGTCATCGCCGATGACAACGGGAAAGCCGCTCTTGCTGGATTGTCTACGGAAGAGTTGAAGTCACGGCGCGCTTTGGTTCTTGGCGACTATTTTAAAGTTTCGCGAAATGAGCAGATGTCGAAAAAGTTTAATGAACTTCGTGAGACTCAGCGACGCCAATTGCTGAGGGTTTACGACGGCCTTCTCGATCGAGCGAGTAAGTTTAACTTTTCTGAGTATGCGGAAAGACTGGGAGTTGACGGTGGACTTTCATCTGCCGAAAAACAGCATCTTGAGTTGATCCAAAAACTTTATTCTCAGCGGTTAGAGAACCTGCGTAGAAGCCGAAAGCAGTTTTTGCAGATTATTGGAGTGTTGTAATGGAACAAATCATGATCATTACTGACGCTGCGACTGATAAGACTTTTGCTGTGGCAACTGAAGAAGACGGTTCGTTGCGACTGTTTGGTGTTGATTCTGCCGGACAGGAGTGGGCGGAGTGGGTTGATCAGGAAACGAAGGGCAGGGGTACTCTTAATTCGATTATCCCAACTCTTGGTTACGCGATGCGCATTGAGGGTCCGAAGCCGTTGACTCGTCAGTTGCGGTCACGTTTGGCTGACCTTCTGCCTAAGGTTCGAGATGATGTTCGGCTGGAGTTAGTTGAAGGTCGCGTAAAGGCTTCCGGTAAGAAGACTGCGGAGATCTCTCCGTCCGCAAAATATTTGCACCGCGATTTAGTTAAATCGATTGCTGCTAATCGGATTTCAGCAACGGGCTTTCATAATCGTCAAAACGTGATCAATTATAAAGCGAAGGCTTTTTTCATTGATCGTTATCACGCTTCGATGGCCTATGAGATCAAAAACGCAAATGCCATTTGGGATCCGAATCTGGGTCCGAGTGGTGGTTGGCGATGTCCGCCGGGAACACGATTTGGTGGTTATATCACCGATGAGTGGGGCCGTAATTGCGGATTGGGGGTGACCCGTCGAATCGTTAATGCGATTACCAGCGTCGGGCAGGGTGCTACAAATTTTACTGATCGGCGCCGGGGGCGCCGCAAACCGGAGGGTTTAGGTCCTTCGTTGCGTGATTCGGCTCGTACTGGGGCTGAGTCTGTTGATGGCGAGTATGAACTGCCTGAACCGCCTGATGCGGTAGAAGGGGAGGCTCTTACTGTTGCTGATGTTGACATGGAACTTGTCGATCTTGAAGCAGGATCCCCAGAAGCGCGCAAAAATCGTCGTCGAACCAGAAGGGGCGCTCGCCAAGAACGAGCAGACAACTTTCGAGAAGAGAGGCGTCAAAATAGTCGCTTTTATCGCTTCTTAGAAGACTTCGATGACCTTTTGGAGTACGGCGAAATTCGCTCTAACGAAGAAAGAGATCAAGAATTAGCAGAATACAGAGAACGTCGTGGACGACCGGCGGAACAGCGACTTAGAGATTTGGCGGACAGGCTTGATCTCGGATGGGGCAGACGAGATGAAGACGAAGAGGAGCAACCTCAGCAGTCGCCTCGTCCTAGGGGGCGTGAGCGTTCCGTAGTCGACCCCGAGACAGGCGCAGTAACTATCTTGGCTAGGTCACAAGAACCGTTAACAGCCGCTTATAGTGACCTCCGTGAAGAGTACTCAAATGACCCTGTAGCCCTTCGCCGTATCCGCGAATCAGAGAAGGGAGCCGAAACGATTGCAGAAAGTCGACGCAAACGAGATCAATTAGAACTAGATCAAATTGAGGATGGGTCGTTTGCAGCGAAAGTTTCTAACGGAGAGATCCCTCCGGCCGTTGATGGAGAGATCGATGATGACGGGGTAAGCGATCGGACTTCAGAAATCTTCGTTATAACTAAAATTCAACGATTGCGTGAAGCCGCTGATCGTTTAACGGAATCCGCTGAAGAGTTCTCGGAGAACTTGACTCGTAGTTCTTTGACGGAAAAAATTAAAAATGCTCGGGCGTTATATGATCTAGATGAAACTCAACGCCGTATCGCAAATTTGGCTGAGTGGCTGGAGCGAAGGGGAATAGATGATGTCGATTCAGTTCCTCCGGATATCACTTTGGGGGCTTTGTTTGATGGCGTTAAGCACGATATGTGGAAGCAGGAACAAGATGCTTCATTGTTTGAGTACACCCGAGAATTGGGTGAGGGAATCACTAGAGGTCTGAATGAGCCTGAGATTTACGATGAGTTGATTGACAAACTTAATAAAAGAATTGCTGATCTTGATGACAGGGTTAACAATAAAAACGAACCTTGGAATAGCCGAGTTGCTGCACAGGCTGAAAAAAACGGTCTTGCAAAAGTCCTTTTCGAAACGGAACGACATAAGGAGATGTCTCGTCAAGGTCGCATTCGCTTGGGTGAGATAGAGGCCGAAGAGGCTGGTGGTCTTTCTGCTGCTCAAAGGCAAGGACTTAAAACTAGGCGCGCCCGCACGAGAGAGATGTATGATCGGGAATTCGAAGCGCTGAAAACCTCGACTAGAGGTTTGGCTTATTTAAGTCGAGTTATCACCGACTATGAAGTTGATCAAGAAAACGCTTTGGCGGCATCTAAAGAACCTATTTATAGTGATTTCGGTCGTGAGGCTTCTAAAGTTGACTACGAAGAAGTCGGCAGGCAGATAGAACGGCTTAAAGCCCTTTACGCTGAATTTGAAGCCGCGGGCGTAGATGTGCACGTTAGGCCGATTGTTGCTGACCCCGCTATTGATGATGAAATTTCCGAGGCAAAGAAACTGACTGATTTCGATGATCTTCGAAAAGAATTTGAAAAAGTTCCTGAAGAAATTGAAACAGAATTAAACATTTTCCCCGATTTGGAGAGGGCTGCCGAGTTCAGGGCGGAAATTGAATCTGAACAGGCTCAACTTGAACACTTGATGCGTGAATACGCGGAAAGCGATAATCCTAGAAACACTTTTCGTCAAGCGGCTTTGTATGCTGCTGACAGTCGTGACGTTAATTTGGATTCCGGGCGTCTTTTGAATGATCCCGGTCTTTTGTTGATTGCTGAATATTATGATGGTCTTGCTCGCAAGTATCAGGCTCTTTCGGATTTTGCTCAGAATCGCGATCCGGATTCGGAAGTTGATGTGTCGCCTACTCGCGATTTTCCTAATGCTCCCGTTTTGCTTGAAGATGAGCGAGGAGCGTATGAGCGTCTGATTCCAGCCATTGAAAGTCGGGTTGAAGAGGATGCTGTTAATGCGGAAACTGCGGCTGCCCAGTCTTGGGAAAGTCGGCCTGAACCGGTCGCCGCGAATAACGCAGCGTTCGCATCCTTAGAGCGCGCAGCACGATCCATGGAAAGAGAAGCCGATCTTTTAGTAGAGCGTATTTCTCGTATCATGGCCGGTGAAGTCCTGAGTCAGAATGAGGAAGCCGGTCTTTGGCGAACTGTTCGTCGATTTATTCCCGAATTCAATGCCGAAGATCTTGGCATTAGCGTTTCAGCGTCCCTTGGTCTTGAAATAGCACGTCTGAAAAGGGAGGCTGCAGCAAGACTTGTCGAATCAATGATTCCGTATTCCACGATTCCTGACATGAGTGCACGAGAACTTATTGCTGCTCGGGCCAAATTCGTTAAGCGTTATTCGGATCAGTCTAGACGGCGTCGTAAACTGCTTCGCGGGTATGTGACTGATAATTATGGAAGCACTCGTCCTTGGTTGCGTTTCGACGTATCAGATTTTCTTGACACCGGCGCGACGCCGGGTGATGACGATTGGGACGATCAGAGAAGCCAAGCCATTTACTGGGCGGAATCGATGTTTACGATTGAAGAGTTTGAAGGTCGAGATGGCGTTTGGTTTAAAACTGGTTCTTTGAATGTCGGTTATGGTGGGGACGGCATCGAAGTTGATGGCGCCATTTTTGCAAAGGATGGCGAGGATGGAGACTGGGAACAAGTAGGAAAATTTGACCGAACTATTACTACAGATCAGGTCAGCAATAACTCGATGTTCCTTGGCCCATCAGCGGGTTTTCACTCTGACCTTGCACAAAAAGTCCGCAATAAAGGTTTTCAAGGTGTCTTCAACCCGCACACTTGGTTGTGGGCTGATGCGGCTGGAATTTCAAGGGTTTACGTTTCGGCTACGACGGATGGGCCTTACGTTTGGGGTCGTGTTGGATTCCGAACTGGGGCTTACGAGTTCGACGACATTAAGGATGCCTTGAAAGGTGCGCTGCGCGAATATGAGCGAGGCACTGAAATGGATGGGATTATCCGTACAGATTTGGATGCGAATATGATTCGCTATCTTCTGCATATTGCCGACATTCAGGGTGGAGATGCGTGGGGATTGCCTGAATTCATTGTTGCTACTTCTGATTATTATGGTTTAGATCCACAAGAGTTGCGTGCACGGGAAGCGTTCGTCAAGAGTTGGTGGATGAGCCATGTCCCATTTTCTAGTGGCGAGATAGAGTTTAGTGATGAGTATTTTGCCGACATGTATGACATCGTTTGATTTGAGGTTTTTTGATGTTGTCTAAAAAAGAAACAGACTACGTTCGCGGTAAGTTCTTAACCGACATTACGGACTCAGATAAAAGGTCCAAGATTCTTTTTGTTGCCGACGCGCTTGCAAGCGAAATCGACAAAGACGATAACTACTATGACGTTTACTGGTCAATAGTCGGATATTTCCTTGACCCCAAAAATGACCAAGATCTAGAAAAAGACTTCAAAGATTTAGGCGGAAGCCTCACAATCGCCCCATTTGATACCCCTTACGAAGAATACCCACCGGGTATGCTTGATCAACCGGATCACGTTTTCAAATTCCCGAAATGATGTGTGAATGCATCGCAAAAGTTTTGTTGAACCCAAACTTGGGGTCACGGATCGCCCAATCGATCGGCGCAATCCGCAACTTTGGCGATCATCAATTGAATACAAAGCACTCAGGTTTCGCCGCTCCAGCCGCCTAGCCACACTATCCTACGACATAAAATCAGGCGCAGCCGAATGGGACCCAAACCTCGGACCAAGCGGAGGTTGGCGATGCCGCACTGGAACTGAATTTGGTGGCTACATCACCGACCGGTGGGGACGAGGCTGTGGAGTCGGAGTATTTCGGCGACTCGTAAACACAATCGGTGGAGCAAACCGAAATAGAGCCGACTCTAAACCCAACCGTCGACGCGCTGCCCGTGACGCCCGCTCTGGCGCCAGAAGGCTTCGGAGAATCGCGCAAGACAGAAACAACCTAGGCTCTCCCCCTCTCGGCATGGCAGCGAGCCGCGGAGAAGAGCCGGAGCAACCCCAAGACCAGCCGTGGGCAATCGAAGGGTTCCTGAATCGACTAGCGGATCTGCTTGCCCCAAACCCCAGAGGCGAAGGGCAGTCTCCGAGAAGGAACCGTAGACGTCAAGACATCGAAGACGCCGCCACATCACTGCCTCGTCCTGCCGTAGACCGTCCAGCAGACGAACCGCTACTCACTCCTGAGCCACGAACCCGAACAAGACAGCCTCTCATAGATCCAGACAATGTTGACTGGGATCCCACAAAATGGCAAGCCATCCGCCAAGCCTATTTCGACGAGAGGGACCGGATCATTTCAACATGGGGTACTCGCCTTGGTCTTGACGATGGAGTGGAACCGTCTATCGTGGCTGTTGACGCTTATGTTGCTGAACGACGAGAAACTGGACGAAATGCCGGTTATGTAGCGCGGTTAGAGAATGCTGCCAATGCATGGCGCACGATGTACACGCCCCCTTCACGCTTCACGATGGACGACATGGTTCGTCAACTCAACGAGTTGAACCCTCGACGTGGCCGAGCCATTTTGGCAAACGCAGAAGAAATCGAAGCCCTTATTCGCAACGATGTTTCAGAATCGGACACGCCTGAGCCTGATCTTCCGGATGGAGATATTCCTGAGGCAGCAGTTTCGGTTCCTCAAGATGATGACTCTGAGGAGGGAGTTGCCGTTGAAGAACGCAAGCCCTTTGCGGAATTAGAGGAAATCAGAGAGGATGCTGTTGATTCTCCAAAAATGGAGAAAGCGCGAAACATTGTTAAACGGGTAAAAAAACAGTGGCGAAAATTAGATCGCGATCTCGATGAACGAATCGGCGACCCACAGTTGGGTCGTACAAGAACTTTGCTCTCTCGTCTGCGACGCATTCGTACTGATTCAATAAACGAGTACGAGACGGGCAAGTTTGATTCACCTGAGGACGCGGTTGCTCCGGCGTATGTAGCGCAAAACCTTGAGCAGATAATTGCAGAAATAGATAAAATTATTGCGGCGATTGATCATGAATTGCCGGAGAATGTGGACGATATTGACGTTGAAAGTCTCATCGACCCGGATGCCTCATGGCGCAACACCGCTCGGCGGTGGCTAGAGGAAACGGAACTTGACACCGACGTTGTTCAAAGGCTTTTAGAGCAGTTATCTGCAGTCAGGGATTTGTTACAAAGAGTTGATGATGACGATGAGAAAGACTTCGCCGAAGGTCGATTTAAAATACTTGAAAACATTAAAGAACTGTCTGACAGAAATGGCGTCATGATAATGTTTTCTCGCATTTTCCCAATGCCGGGTGGTGATCGGGGAGATCGACTGAACCCCCCAGCCTTGCAAGACATTTTCCACAAATTGGCAAATGATCGACAACGAAATTTCGAGAAACGGGTTTCGTTTCTCAAATCTTTGCTTGCCGAGTTATCTGCACAGGACCGAAAAATTGAAGAAGGGGACTGGAGTCCAAGAAACAATCTTTTCGTTGGTGACCCCCGCATCTCGTTGTCTCAATGGGAGGCGCACAGGGACCCCAGTGATCCCGATTACGCAGAATTGGCATTAGACCCCATTAATGATGCCGAGAAAGACATCGTCAGCGACTTCAACAGGGCTATCGAGAGGGACGATGTAACTGCACTCCGAGACGTGGCTTCAAGAATTTGGGGGCTTGTCGGTGGGATTTCCGCTTGGCTCGACCGAGAGGAAGCAGACATAGATGGTCGCGGCGAAGAAAGTGCGCCACTGTATTCAATAAATGCCAGACGGCGATTTGAACAATTAGAATTCCTTGCCGAAATCCTTGAACGTATCGCAGACTTGGGTATACATAACGGACGGGATGAACGCCCACTTAACGAACGATCCTCGGCTATCAATGTTGATGACATTCGACAGAAGGTGAAGTTTCTTCGTGGCGGCTTAGTTACGGACCCGGGCGGCGATAAGTATCCAAGCGAAGTTATTTCGCCTGTACCGGAGATTCCTCGACTTCAGGAACTTGACTACCCATCGATAATGGATAGCAAATATGTTCGCGATCGGGAAAATTTTAAAACTCGTCTTCAAGAATCTTTTGATCGTGATTCTGATTTGGCTCGCCAGTTGGGCCAGTTTGGTGAAATCGACCGGGATGACATCGAGGGGATGCAAAGAAATCTTGACATCCTTACCCGTAGGGTTCAGTCGCGAATCAGCATGATTACGGAGCCGGATATCCCTGAACTTGAAGAAGTTTGGGAATTCGAATATGCTAGTTATGAAGACCGAATTTACGCTGGATTACGTCTAAAGAGACTGCAAGCGATCAGAACGCAAATGCTGCGTGACGCTGTGCGTCTTGAAGAAGCAATTATTGAAGAACGTCAACGGGCTGGGGCAGATGCCCCCGCAATCCCAAACCTTCCGGAAATCTCTAACGACGTCGCTGAAACACTTGAAAAGATAAGTGACACTGAAATTCGCAAGTGGGCTAAGTCAATGCTCGGCGACATCGATCAGGAATATGATCGTGAGGTCATTCCCAGTTTGGATACTCGGGGTCTTGATGAATTTGCTTATGTTTTAGGTTCCATTGATGAAGAAATTTGGACATTAGAGAATGAACTTGTAAGAAAAAATGAAGACGGCAAAATAGCAAATCTATTACTTATTCAAAAACTGCAAGAAAAACAAGACAAAATAGAAAATTTGCTGGAGATACGTCGAAACGAATTAAGTTCTTTCATTGACATCAAAGGTCTGAATCGGCAAATAGGGGAAAACTGGTCGGAAAGTGATATGGACTTGTTTCTAACTCTTTATGAAGCAAGCGTTCATAGAGCAGGGCAAGCGGATGACGTTGATATTCCAGAGGATGATCTTGAACTTTTTCTTCTTGAGTTGAAACGTCATCATGCTGACACCAAGAACCGATATAGGTCTCGTTTGCCGCGAGCATTAGTTTTTCAAAATGATTGGGAAGAACTAACTGAAGATGTTGAAAAGCAAATCGAAGTAGAAGAATCAAAAGTGGGTGATGAAAGTCTGCTTTTGCTTGAACGTGCGGTTGCTTTTACTAAACTTCAGTCGCTGTTAGAAACAAAACGATATTTAGATGCATTCGCTAACAAGTGGTTGATTACCGATGATGACTTGCGGGCTAATCCTCCGGGCGACACTGACAGCCTGTTGAAAAAGGCTGTTGCATCATTGAGGGCACAAGGTTTTTCTTTGGATGACATCAGGCTTGACTCCGCCTTTGGAAGTTATGATGGCGCGCCTGTAAATAGGGTGCGTGGCATGCTGACTGTGGCGAATGACCAAGAGAGTTGGATGCAAGTCTCTCTCTCTATTGCAAGAACTATTCGAGACGCAGACGAGAGCATTCGTCAGGTCGTCGAAGAAGTACCTCACTACAATCACTCCCGGCAAACATTAGCGTATCGGCAAATGATTATTGCTAAAACCCTCATTACGGAATCAGCGATTAAGCAAGAACTAGAAAAAATAATTGAAGAAACACCCGAAATTTTGGACTTGACCTCACTAGCACCTCGACATGTCGAACCGTCAATTGCGCCACAACCAAATCGAGATGGAGATCGTCGAGGCAAACGATTCGTAGATAGAGTGCTTCGGCCTTTCAAGGGTTTCTATCCGCAAAGACGAAATCGTATGCGCGGTCAAATCGCTCATCGCGATGGAAGTCCGCGCAACATCGAGAACCCAGATATTACGGATGTTGAATCCGCTATCGATCATTTGCGACGAGGCGGCAGTTTGGACGAAGTCCCCAACAGATATTGGCTTGTCGCTATTGACGCGAACTCAAGTGATGAAATTTTCGATAAATCAACTCGCTTTTACAAGAAACAAAAAATAGGTGGAATTATTGGGGAAACCTTGATCTACCTTGCTCGTGACGATAATGGTGGGGCCGTCGAACAGGGTTGGGTCTTCAAAACAACATGGGATTACGGTAATGACGCACCCGTAAATGAACTTTCCGCAGTCATTGGAACCTATTTTCTTCACGAATTAGGTCTTCCCGTCGAAGGTGGGGGCTGGGATGGAGTTCTAACAACACCTGACGACAATCCGTTTACAGCATCGTCCCGAGCCTTTTTCGTTCAACCGTACGTTGGGAATGCACTATCCGTTTCTCCACGCCCATTTGTCGCTTCAGACGTCATGGGAGGCGGAAGCAATTTTTCTGAAAGACTTCTGAGGGTGGCTGTTCCCGATCCGAGTCGCTACGACGCTCAGGCTCCTGTTGGTTCTCTAATGTCCAGATTTCAGGCAAGGGGTCTATTGGGTCAGTATTGGCCGGGATGGTCGGCCCGACTTGTCAACTATTTTTCGTCAGCAATGCTTGGTCTTTCGGATCGGCATTCTGGTAATGCAGTTTCTTTTATGACTGCGGATGGACCTGTGGTAATCCCAATCGATCTTGATTCGACCGGTAATATTGACGTCATAGGTTGGATGACTTACGTTCCAATGATGAACATGGAGCACGGCTCCGGAAACGGCTTTGCGGAAGGACCGGGAACTTTTGTCGATGACGCGACTAGAGATTTTGGGTTAGGTCTTGAAGTGGCTTGGCGGACCATTCAACTTGCTGACGAAATGCTCGATAACGCGGAAAAAATGATGGATATGGACCCGGACGAGTTTGCTCGAAAAATGCTTGAAGGGTTTTCAACATCAACAGATGGCGTTGTAGAAAACGCTGAACAGAGAGCGCGCTCAACGCTTGCTGACCTTCGGCTTACTTATATGAATCTGAAAGCAGACCGCTCCAATTTTTTGGCGGGCTTACTTCGAAGGGCACTTCAAAATGCGCCATATGAATCCAGTGAAAAAAACGCATTGATTGAAGATTTAGTGGCTAACTATGAAGAGGCTAAATTTTACGAGTGGCCTGTCGATATAACGGGTATTAGTGAAGACGAGATATCGCAAGGTCCGATGATATGGTTGAGGCTTGCGGTTGAATTAAAAGAAATCCATGATCGAAACGCTAGGGGGGTTTGATGGCTAAAGAGTTTGCAGTTTTTAAAAGGTTCACTGGAATCCTTGCGGATAACACGGAGCCAGTTGGTTTGATCGTCTTAAACGATGACAAAATTGAAATCTACGGGGTGGTACGAAAATGGAAGAATCAATGGGTTCCCTACTTTGAAAACTCCACATTTGAGCGACACTTAACAACAGCAAGTCCGTTGTCAAGCATTTTTGCCGCGCCATATGGAGCGCCAAGCGTCTACCCCATTTCAGATCAATACAAGTGGATTCTTGATTCAACGAAACAAAAGATGACCGGCAAGGTCATAAAAATCACTTTAAAGAAATAGTTTGATGCTTACCAAACCTTTTGCTCCAACTTCCAAGAAACAGCAGTATGCGACAGTTCGCATTGTTAATAATTCCGTTTCCGATTGGCAAAATACTGTAAATTTCAAGGCCCTTCAATTTCGCAGGGCGAGAGAAATTTCAAGCATTAAATATGATTTGAAAAACAATAATGCCATTTGGGATCCGAACGTTGGCCCGAATGGTGGTTGGCGTTGCGGCACCGATCTGACTGGAGGCGGAGAGTTTACGGACAGATACGGCCGAGGCTGTGGCGGGCGAGTTCGTCGCCTTCTTGGCGCCATAGGCGGAGCAGTCCAAACAGGGCTTCCCGGTCGTATCGGAAAGAACCCAAAGCGAGTCGCCGAAACTGTGACAAGAGAAGTTGAAGTTGCCGTGGAGCGAGACCGAAGTCAAACCGCTCAATGGTGGGAAGCGTTCTCGCCAGAGAAGCCCAAGTGGTTGAAGGTCCACGAAAACATTATGCGAAGCATTCAGGGGGATGTTCAGCCAACGTCACGCAAGATTCGACAAGCGATTTCTGCAATTGAGTCGAATTTGGATTCGGTAAACAAAATCCTGAAGAGTGGAAAACTGGCACCCAAAGAAGAGAATATTCAAAAGATCAGAGGGGACATTTACGGGGACGATTTGCTTTACCTCGAAAGTCTTCTCGATGAGGCGTATGAAAATGAATTACGCACGAATCGGGCTACGGGTGTGGCGTTGAGTCGTCTAGGGAAAGATGGCGAGCAGGAGCGGGCTATCGCTTTGGTTAAGGCAAATACGGATGCATGGCGTCTGCAGGTTGAAGACTCAATTGCCAATGGGACTCTTCAGCAACTGTCTGACATGCTGAAACAATTGACTCGCGAATCAGCAGGTCAGTTTAAGATTCAAACAGATCAAGAAGCAGATCGATTCGACAGGGCCGTTGCGACAGCAATGGTCCAGTTTTTTAATAAAAGAATTACTGCCGTGCAGGAAGCCGCGGCGCTTAGGGAAAAAGCATTAAAAAGGCGGCAGTCAATTCTTGATAGGGTCAAAGCGGCGGCGCGTACAAAAACTAAACTCGGGCGCCTTGACCCATCCGTAGAAGCGTGGCTTGCAGACCCTATCGTGGCGGCGGATTATCTGCGATCTTCAGTTTCGGCAAAAGTTTCTCGCCGGGGAAATCTTGCGGCTATTCCAGATGAAGTTTTAATTGAGGCAATGATCGGACGCGATACGGTTGTTGAAGAAGTCGGGAAAGGCACAGGCGGAGGCATTCCAATTCCTCGCATTCGGGTTGATGACCCAATAGAAGTAGAAGACATTCTTACTTCGGATGCTGGCGGATTTCCGGTCGGAACGAAGTTATCAAATCCAAGATTCGACTTTGAATTAATCAAAAACAATGCTCAACGACAACTCTGGACAGTTTGGAAAGTTGTTGATAAAGACACAGGCGAAATGTATTTTCTTAAGGGTTCTAACATGAGTGCTAACGAAGCAATTGCTGAAATTGCTGGTGCCGAGATTGCCGGATTAATTGGATTTCCTCGCGACGAAAAGTTTGGTGGAATCAGGGTCGACAAGCGGCGAACGTCTAGTTCAGAAAAACGCGCTGCCCGGTGGGTGATTTCTCGACACGTTGGCCATTATCAGCCTGACGCCTTGCGCGGCGAGCGGCTTGAGGACTTCAAAAGCGCTGCGCGTGTAGTTAGGGAGGGTGGCTCAAATGTCACTTTTGTTGAGACTCGGCCCGGGGATAGGAGTACCCGAACGGATGTTCTGGACCTTGGCCCTGAAGAGACCGCAAAGATAACTTTGCTTGACTATTTGGTAGATAACCACGACCGTCATTTTGGAAATTTCTTTATTTACAATGACACTGATGGAGTTCCAAGAATTGCTCCAATCGATCACGGCATTGTTACTGGAGGCGAGGTTGATAGAGGATTGTCGACAGTGGTTTCCGCTGATCAGTTGGCAGAGGATGCCGCTTACAGGTCGTCTTTAACACCATTTGATTTTGGGCTAAATGTTATGCATCCAGTTTTCAATTATGTTCATGTTAAGTCGTCTGACCGGATTGCTTATTTGGACGCAATTCAAGAGTTAGTTGACACTCTTAGCGAGGCGGGCATTGATGATCTTTTATCTCCGGAGCGACTTTCAAGCAAGGGGATGAGGTTGTCCTCTACCGAGAAAGCCCATTTAGCGGCAATTGCTGAAGTCGCTAAAGCGAGGTTAACTATGTTGAAAACTAAGGGTCCGAGGTTGATGATTAAGCCATTTCAAAATCGAATTGAAACTGATATCTCTGCCGCTGATGTGGCTTCCCGGGCTGTTACTCGGAGGGACAGGTAAGCATGGCTAAGCGTTATTTGGTCCTTGAGAATCTTAATAAACTGGCAGACGACCCCGATCGGTATCCAGCCGGAGTTCTTATTGATGGCGATAATCTGGAAGTTTGGGGGATTTTCAAGACCTATCTTCTTCGTGGTGGCGGCTTTAATGCTTCCTACGCAAAACTTTTTGTTGAGGCTCGTGAAGCCGAATGGGCATTGACTGACCTAAGTCAAGTCATGTCATATCAGGACATGCCCAACAAAAAAGAATCACTTCTTTTAGAAGTTGAAGCAGAGGAAGAGGAAATGTCTGCAATTCGTGATCTGGTCCCTAAAGCCGAGAGAGTAAGATTAAAAAACCCCTATGGCCGCGACAACTAACTCCGAACAGGCATTTCCGAGCAAACGACAAGCAAGTCGCGTTGCTCGCATGCTCGGCTGCAATAGCAGCCATCAAGATGAAAACGGCATGTGGATGCCCTGCGCAACCCACGATCAATTGATTGGGTTGACAGCGGCAAGCGGGAAATCCGTAAAACGTAAAAGACGCGGAACTGGAGCCAAGCGTCCTAAAAAATACGAAAAACTAATTGAACGTGGCGTTCTAGGGATTGACACCTTGGCAGACGGCAGTCTTGTCTCTACCCCAATATCCGCAAAGGCCGCGCGCCGCTTGGCCGCAACACCTGCACCCCCCAAAGACCGAGTTTACGGCTCAACCAGAAATTCTAGAAATTCTGCTTCCTCTAAAAGAAGCGCCGGAAAAATCTCAATTGACTTCACGACCGAACAGAGTCTGAAGGCAAAAGTCAAAGATCATAACGAAAAACTGTCTCCTGATCAGGCGTGGAAACGTACGAGTCTGGCAACCCTGAAAGCGGTTTACAGGAGAGGTGCTGGGGCTTTTAGCGTCAGCCATAGACCGGGCATGAATCGAAATCAATGGGCGATGGGACGCGTAAATGCTTTCCTGAAGATGCTTCGATCCGGCAAGCCAGACAATAAACGCTATGTGACGGATAATGATTTGTTGCCGCGCAAGCACCCATGGCGGAAACCCTAGACATCGGCTGAATTTACAAAAAAAGCAATAGTTGCCTTCAACGCATGGTCACTAGATGTATTGTGAATTTTGACTAACGGTTGGGTGCTCACCTAAACCATCAGGTCGCTCAACCAATCCGATCTAGTTATAGGAGAAATCCAAATGTCGTTTGACGAGAGTCGCCTGCGGGAACTTCAGGGTGCCCTGCGGGAAAAGATGGCCAGCAACAAGGAGATCGCTGACTCCTTCCGCGTAGAGGGCGGCACCGTTATGGTGTCGACCGAGCAGAAGAGCGCGTTCGACAAGAACATGGCCGACATCAAAGAGATCAAGTCCCTTATCGATGGCATGGAAAACATGCGTTCGATCGAAGACTGGGGCGTTCAGGCCCCCGTCGAGTCGCTTGCAGCCGCTGTGGCCGCTGGCGAATCGCTTGGTCGCTATTCATCCACCAAGAGCCTTGGCTCAATGTTCCTTGAATCAGCAGAGTTCAAGTCTCTTGATGGTGGCCGTAATGGAGCCAACATGCCCTCCCCGTTCACCCTCAGCCGAGGCGACGTCACCGGCATGTGGAACCAAAAGGATATCTTCTCGGCACTGCCGTCAGGTACCCCGGGTTCCTTCGGCACCATTGAGCGCGATCCGATCGTGGTTCCGCCAATGCGTACCCGTCGCGTCCGTGACCTGTTCCCGACTCGTACCACCACCGCTGCGGTGATTGAGTACTTCCAGATGACGGGCTTCACGAACAACGCTTCGTCGGTCGCCGAGCGCAACCCCGGCAACACCGCGTTCCAGACCAAGCCACAGTCGTCCTTCACCTTCACGGGTCAACAGGCTCCGATTCGTACGCTTGCCCACTGGGAAGCAGCGCATCGCAATGTTCTCGCTGACGAACCGCAGTTGCGTTCGATCATCGACAACGAACTGCTTTACGGCCTTCGTCTTCAGGAAGACGCCCAGATCCTCAATGGTGATGGTATTGGTGAAAACCTCACCGGTATTCTTCAGACCTCTGGTGTTCAGCAGTACTCATGGTCCAGCGGTGCAACGCTTCCGGTTCCGGACACCAAGGCTGATGCGATCCGTCGTGCAGCCACTCTCTCGTTCCTTGCTTACTACGAGCCAACCGGCGTCGTCGTGCATCCGAACGATTGGGAAGACATCGAACTGACCAAGAACGATCAAGGCACCTACCTCATGGCAGTGTCCATGCAGATGGGTTCCGAGGCTCGTATCTGGCGTATGCCAATCGTCGACACCCCGGCCATCACCGAGGGCAAGGCTCTTGTTGGTGCGTTCGGTACTGGCGCTCAACTGTACGACCGCGAGCAGGCTTCGATTCGAATCAGCGAACAGCATTCGGACTTCTTTGTCCGCAACGCAATCGTGATTCTTGCCGAGCAGCGCCTCGCCCTTGCGGTGAAGCGTCCAGAGTCGTTCGTCGAAGTTACCTTCAACAACGCTCCTGCCTGATCGATTCGATCACGACAAAAACCCCCTCTTCGGAGGGGGTTTTTTAGTTCCCTTAAACTATTGCTCGCTCAAGCCGTTCAGCGCTTTTCGTAAGAAAATTCGTAACATCACTTAAAGTGACGTCGCTGCTATCTGCCCAATCTTCAAATTCTGGGTGGCAGGCGTTTAGAACATCTAAGGCCATAAAGTATTTGGCTTCATTTGCTGTCGCCACAGAGAAATCCACAGTGCTTACAGAACTCACCAGTTCAGTTTCAGTTGCACCACAACAAATCGCCAGAGCAGCAATTATGTCGATTGCCCCAGTTGCAGGGTCAATTCTCAATCCTTTTGCCAGCCCTTTTGATTGCAGTAGGTCTGCTGTTGCATGTAGGAGTTTATCGACTCCGTGCAATCGATAAAATTTCAGACCCGGCATTAGTGGCCATCTACGAAGTTATCCCACAAGAGGGCTTCATACATTTCAGATGAAACAGCGACAAAGCATTCCATACAGCGAGGTGGCTGTGATGGAGCATCACTTGCTATTACGTCAAACACGGGTTTTTCAATTTCACAACTAAAACAGAATCCGTGATTGACAGGGCTGAGCCATCCAATTTCGACTGCCCTTAAAATGGCAGCCTCCATGGCGGTTTCTAGGAATTCTGGATCTTCAAAGATCATCGGACTGGGCATGCGCCAGTAGCGCAGGACGGGTCGTCGAGCAAGTTGTCATCGACGGTGGAGCCGATTGGAATGCTCATATCGACCTTTGCGACCATTTTGTCGTAAGTCGCTTCGTCAATTTCTTCGTAAGGGGCAAGAAGGAAATTGTGGTCCGAATGCAACAAGAAAGAAACCGACTTGACAGACGTGTCGAAATTTTCGCTGAGCCATTCTTTAATGCTGGGTAGTTCTTCCATGCGGTAATAGACCGTGACGGAAACAGCGTTATCGGCCCATTCGGTTTGCATTTTTTTAACCCATTGGAGTTGCTCCACGGCGGTCATGTCCGAAGCGAGGATCGCGTTGTCTGGAGATTTGGCCGGGAATTCCACAACCCATTTGGTGTGATCCTCTCGTCCGTCAAGCCCGATTTCAGGGACCACGGTGTATCCACGTTGACGACACGCATCAACGAGGGGGTCTGCTGCGCTGAATCGGACCCTGCGAATGTAGAACCGGGCGTATGCCGGGTGAATGCCCGGTGTGACGCCGGGGAGCAATGAAAGCGTGCCGGAGGGCTGAACCGTGGTGAGGCGCACAGAGCGAGGAATCCCCAAGGCGTCGGAGTGCTTCTCGTCAAGGGCTTTCAAGTACTCGTATCCGCTGTCAAGCCATGACAGTTGTTCTTTGTTCGCTTGAAGTACGCCAGTGATTGATTGTCCAAGACGTCGGTTTTTAGCGACGATGCGGTTTGTTTTTGCGTATGGGTAACGAAGGTTTGTGATCTGTTTTTGAACAAGGTAGAGAAGGCGACTGATCTCTTTAAATTGCTTGAGTGACTCTACGTTGGGGAGGAAGATTGTTGCCAAGTTGCATGATTCCCCGTCGGCTAACGCAATCTCGGCGCATGGGTTAAATCCCTCGATTGACGGGTCTGGTCGCTTTTCTCCAAGGCGCCCGACCGTTCTTGCAAGTTTCCGGTTGAGTAGACCGTATGGCTCTCCAGAGCCGTCATAGCCCTTCCAGAGTTCTGACATGATCTCATCGAACCCGTCCGCGTAGATTGAGTTATTTGAGTTTGCGCGCCATGCAGGGACCGTGCCTGAAGCCCAATTTTTTGCTCTCAGGAATAGGATGTCGTCAGGGTCGCCAATAGCGATTTGAGCGGAGCGACGGCTGGATCCAGAAACCACGATTCGACCGATGATGTTAGCAATATCGAGAACGTCTACTGATCGGAGTTTCTTGCCTGCTCGGTTGTCCATGACTTTGCAAATATCAGCGATTCCGTCAATGAGTGAGCCGGGTCCTGAGGCTGTTCCTCCAAACGTTTTGAGTGGGGCGCCAAATTCGCGGATGAGCATCGTGGAGTAGGAGAACGATTTCCCTGTGTAGAAATATGACTTAAGCACGGCGTGGAGGATGCGCTTCCATCCTTCGCGGCTGTCGGGGACAATAATGTCTGCATCGTTTGTTCGTTCGTGGAGAATCTCTACCCCGGAGCGAATCTTTGGGAACTCATGGATTTTGGAGCGTTCTACGGAGAATCCGACTCCACCGCCGAGCATTAGGTGGTCGAAAAGGAACTCAAAGTCTTCAATGCTCTCGATGTTGACAAAATAGCAGTTGTTAAGTGAAGCCCCATTAAACTGTTGAACGAGGGGTGTTCCTAGTTGCCATAGTGCGCGACCGCTGAAAGAGCAGCGGAGATGGAACATATGGTCAAAGAGCATTTCTGCTTCTTTGTCCGTATATGGGGTTCCGATTTCGATAGCGCCGTTGATTACGCGAGCGACTGTTTCGGGCCAAGTTTCGTTTCGGTTTTGATCTTCGATGAATCGGCTGTAGGTCCGAAGGTAGACAATTTCGCCTAATCCGCCAAATCCCCATGGTGGCTGCTTGGTTGCGTATGACTTTAAGAATGCTTCTGAAAGCACGGTTGTGCGCTCCTGCTCGATGTTTTTATATTTGGATTACCAAATTACAAGATGGATAAATACAGTAATGGTCTAGCAAAGCCCTAAATCTTGGGCTTTGGACATTGGGATAACTTGCCCCTTTCTGGCAACCAAAACACGCGTAAACGTTTGTCCTGAAATCTGCTTTTGTTCCCACACATCTTCTGTCGCTACGAACACATTCTCATGACCAAGCGACTTAAACAAATCCGGGCCAAGAACACGAGTGGGCGGAGGGGAGTCCCCCGCACAATCGCCAGTTTCGTGACCGCACACTGGACATGGATTACGATCGGCCTTCAGCAGCCATGCTGAACCATTTAAAATGGACTCTGATTGAGGGCCTGTCTCGTACACGGCCACACTTTACATCTCGCTTTGAAGTTTCAAACCACAGAATGAAATTATTTCTCACGTTGATTTGCTGAGGTCCTCATGTTAAGCAATATGATTACAATCGCCGTATGCTTTTGTGGAATATTCGCATTCATGCTCATTGCGTTTCTAATACCGAAAGATAAAGACAACCATGACGACTGAACAAGACTTACTCGTAAAAATTGACCTTGCAATTCAACATGCCGCCGCACTAATGGACATGCGCGATTACGAACATCTTGAAGAAGATACGGACGAATCACTGGATGCAATGGAAGAACGTTTTCACTGCGGAACATGCATTGTGCGTACCGTAATGGAAGCAGTGTGGCCAAGCGTCGAGGAGTATGTGGACTATCTGAAAAAGTTATCCGTCGATCTTGTAGCGTTAGGCGTCGATCTTGCATTCAGGGAACAGGAATCCGATGTCATGGACGCCTGACAGCGAGTGGGCTTTTGAAAATCTGCCCACCCCTTTCCGCCCAGAAAAATGCCCCCACTGTGGAGCGCGATGCGCTGGTTCTTATTGGATCCACCGAGCGCTTGAACATTCTGAATTAAATCCGCCGTTGCCTCGATCAGAGGGAAAGCCCAAAAAGAAAAAAAAGAAGTGACATGGAAAACCAAGAAACTGAACCAACCCCAGAAGAGCGTGCAGTAGAAATCCTTTCCCTATTGTCCGAGCGACTCCCCACGCATGAATCAATTCTCAAAGGCGAATCATTGCCTGATTGGCTTCTTCAGCCTTGGGCTTCACGCCTTGGCGATTTAGACGATCCGGAACTTCCTCAAACGATTTTGAAAGCAGACGAGTGGCTCAAAAATCACTGAAGCAAGCGCCACGTCGACAAATCGAAAGCATTGATCGAGTTGGTGACTGGGGAGACGTCACCTACAGGCATAATCTGTCATGCGGACATGCGGAGATTCGGAAACGTAAAAGCACCAAAACTCATATTGCCTGCATGGGCTGCTTGAAGGCCTTTGATTTTCAAAACACAGCCTCTCCAGTGGTCCCACGGATTGAGCCGGTAGAACCCGTACTTCCGGAATGGACCGTTATAGAAGAAACCGCCTCGGGCGAGGCTCAGATAGAAAGACTTAGGGCCGCTATTGCAGCCCATAATGGCATTGCTGTCGATGCTGTCGATGTGGTTACGTCACAGCAGACGGCAGCCACGGAAGTCGCGTATGTCTTGGCTTTTATCGATACTGCTTCAGCGCTCCGAATTCTTCGAAAAACGCACGATACTTGACAAAACCCTATACGCTTGTATTTATGAACACTACAGAGACTGATGAATGGGCTTGGGTTGCCGACGCAGCGTGTAAGGGGTATGACCCCAATATGTGGTTTGAGCCGACCGTAAATGATTTTGAAACTCAAGCAAAAAATAAAATTGCTAAATCGATTTGCTTATCCTGTCCGGTTAGGGACATGTGCCTTGAGTATTCTTTGCATTTCGAGCGTTACGGGATTTGGGGTGGGCTTGCTGCTAATGATCGAGAAAAAATTCGTCGCAGAAAGCACATAGACATAATTGTTCGTCGCCTAATTTAGTTTTTATTCGATAGTCATTTAGATTTACGATTTTCGATGCTGTCGTTATTAACTGCTAGGCACAATGATAAACCCTAAAACGTACAGATATTCGGTGGAACTCAAATAATTTCCCCGTAAAGTAATCATCATGATTACTAACATGCAAAACGCACTCACCACATCCGACATGGTCACAGTCCCCGTCATTAGGAATATCAGGGAATCTAAAAATCTCTGCCTTGACTTTGACGCCGTACTCACCGCAGGGCCATCCCTCCGAGAAGTTAACTGGGGTCACCCCAATCACACCGTCATTGAATTCGACGACGTATGTGACCCAATGGACAATGCGCCACAAATGACCCACATCGAAAAAATCGTTGACTTTTCGATTGCCTCAAACTCCAAGCGAACGCTAATCCATTGCCACGCAGGCATGTGTCGTTCAACTGCCTCCGGAATCATCTTTCTCCTTACCCATGGAGTAGACGCCGAATTGGCCGTATCGACGCTCGCTTCAATTCACCCCGAAGAACGCACTTTCTGTCCGAATCCACAAATGATCAAACTTGCAAGCACATTCTTCGATTTGCCGGAATTGTCCGAAATCGTCGATTCCCACATCTACATCCCCAGCAGGTGATCAAATGACCCACAAAGTTTTTTTCAATAACGATTATGTGGCTTGTAATTACTCATTCGACACAACTCGCAAATCTGAAGAGATAGCAAAAAGTCTTAAAAATGTTTCTTCTGTATCCATAGAGGATCCATCCGCGTTTACAAAGACCACAGAAAACGTAATTCAACAGATTCACTCACCCGAGTATGTGCACGCCGTGAAAACCGGTAAGCCGCTACACCTTGCTGAATCTCAGGGGTTTCAATGGGATCCTGACATTTACACGATGGCCGTTGCTCACAACTCCGGGGTTGTGGCCGGGGTAGATCTGGTGCTGCACTCCACCGAGCGTTTTGTCGGAACCCTGTCTTCCGGCTTACATCATGCTAGTCGTGAGGCTGGCGAAGGTTTTTGCACTTTCAATGGACTGTCAACGGCCAGTCAGCATGCTCTTAATTGTGGTGCCGAGCGGGTTTTGATTTTAGACTTCGACGATCATTGTGGTGGAGGGACCAGATCAACAACTGATGCCACGAAGGTCATCCAAGTTGATGTGTCAACAAACTATTACGACTCCTATAGCCCGGTCAATGAATTCGACTACTTTTCATGCTCTAAAGTTGGTGCCTACCTAAAAGAAATCACTCTTGCTCTTCAGCATGCAGCCACTCTTGGTGGATTCGACCTCGTCATTTACAACGCTGGCATGGACCCCGCAAACAGCGGCGTGGACTACCCCACACTCCTCGCCCGTGAAGCCTTTGTATGCGAATGGGCACTCACTCAGAATGCGCCTTTGGTTTACACGATGGCTGGCGGTTACCTTGGAGCCGAGTTGGACATGGACGGACTGGTCTCGTTGCATCGCTTAACAATCGACACGTTTGCCTCTGCCTGATCCATTCTTGCCATAAACTGTGAACATGGCACGTCGTCGCAACTTGCGCTGGATGAATCGAATTAGAGCATTGGGTCGCGGCATTGGCGCCGGATCTTCAAACGACCCAAGAGACGGAGACGGCGACGGTTTCTATAGTCGAAAGCCGGGGATGCCAGATGAAACCCCAGTCCCCGCGCGCGTTGGGGCGAGTGAGACTTCTTCCGCGCGTGGGATCGGAATCCAAGACAGGTTTGCAGAAATTTTCTTAGCGAGAGACAGTCAGTTCACCCTTGAAAATCAACGCGAAGCCCATAAATCTGCCTTAGAGCGACAGCAGAGGGTCATCACCAAATATGGCGATATTCGATCAAAACGAAAAGCCGCACAGGCGTTGATGCGCGCTTATCCAAACTCGAACTTTCGTGATCTTTTTGATGATCAAGACCGAAGCCTCAATGACGCCGCTTTCGACATGGTCGTTGGAATGCTCGACATGGCTGACCAATATCCAAAGATTGCGCTGAGAACCCTCGTCATTAAAAAGGATAAAGGCGGAAAAGAGCGCGGCGGCAGTCACACGTTGACGGATAAAAGATTGTCAGGGCTACATATGAACAATCCGGCACCGATTGGACACATATTCTCCTTGAATACTTCCTACGCCGCGATCGAAAGGATCACAGACGAAGACAACGATCCTGCGACTTCAGCCTTCCCTTGGGCATTACTAATGGGCTTAGCAATGAAAGAAAACTCCTCTGAGTTTTCCGATGAAGACGTGGCGCGGATTGTTAATCAGGGAATTGCGGTCCACGAGTTCGGCCACGCCCTTCACGCATCCTATGGGTTTGAATGGCATGGAATGTTGCCCGAAGGCAAACCCGGTCCGACTGATGGTTATGAAGATTCATTGTTTGACGTTTTGGATAGATTTTATACATATAAAATATCAAGCGTAATTGATATTGATGAAGTTAAAGAAGCGTGGGACGACGCATCGGAAACAAAGCAACAAGAATCCCCCATTAATAATCCGACAGAAAACCATGAACGCTTAATTGAAGTTGGACGCACAGTAATTAGAGATATTGTGGAGCGTGAGGGACTCGTCGATGACGCCGTTAAAGAACTAACACAAAAGTGGGTAAGTGAAATTGCGGCTCGCCACTACTGGGATGGCTATTCAGGCGACCCGGAAAAACGCCTAAATCTTCGAAAAGGCTTGAGCAAAGTTTCCACATACGCAATAAAGGGTAATCGAACTGATCCATCTAGCCAATATATAGAAGGCGTTGCTGAGACTTTCAGTGCGCAACAGTTTGGCTATCGCGCTGAGGCGGAAGCAGTAAGGGAACATATTGTTGAGATAATGAAGCAGGCGCAAAAAGTTGCCACTCAAGAAACCAAAGGATACGAATTCGATCCAGATCGAGTTGACGAGAATTTCAACAAGCCGATTAAAGGCGAATTACCCGTCGCGCAGGGTTGTCTGGGACTTGAACCGCTGCCGCTTGAAACTGTTGATCGCGAGGCTCAACGCGCTCCGCGCAAACTTAAAGGGAAGGCTTTAGGTGCGCCCATCGGGGGAACTGATGAGCCTCAAGATGGCGACAATGATGGAAAGTACACAGCGGTTCCGGGTGGCGAAGACAATGTCCCCATGCCCCCAAAATCCGTTAAGGAAGTCGTTGAGTGGGAAAGAATACAAGACATCATCAACTTCGATGTTTTCTCAGAAAGAATCACCGATCTAGATGAGGACGACGCTGCGTATGACGTCCGTCAGCAGGGTGTAGATGCATGGAGCATGTGGGGGGCGTGCAGATCCATTAGGAAAGCCGCTTACAGGTTGGCCGGACTTTCCCCAGATATTCAAGACCCGAACATTGAACGTCAAGGCGGATACTTTGGTGGCGGTTGGGAAGTGGCAGAAGACGATGATCAAATCACCGAATACGCGAGATACTTCATGGCCGAACTTGTTGTTGGCACGCGCGGTGGATATTCAGGAAATAACCGAAGCCTTTTTCGGTCTGCTGATGTCGATGAAGATGAACGTGAAGGGTTCGAGAAGGCGATGTCTAAGGGTTCAATCGTTGACATTCCTCTTTTAGCGACCGCAGATCGTCGCAGCCAAGGCTTGAAAGAGTATTTGACGAGATACGGCAAAGACTATTTGATTGAAATCGAAAGCGGTGCGGAAAGTGCCGAAGCCGGAGCATTCGATCCGATGTGGAGCCGAAAAGACGAAGACGACACCCTGAACCGAATCGAGGGGCTGGCCCAGTCAATACAGGATGAAATCGATGCTGGTTATTTCGATGATGATAAAGACGAAAAAAAAGAACGCGAAGAACAAGTAAAACTCATGCGCGAACTTGTTGATGCCTACGAAAAGGCGCGTGAAGAAAGTTCCGAAAAGCGAGCCAAGGCGCGCGAACAACTCGCAGAAGCAGTCTCCGATTATTTCGGTGGGGACGTAGAAGGCACCTTCGAAGACGGTGAAGGTTTGAACTGGGAAGGTGAAGAGATAACCGAAGATGACGGGCAAGCCTTTTGGGAGGCTTACGACTCGCTGTACATGGGCGGATATTCCGAAACCCAGCCAAGAGAACAAATAACGGGTGGCAGATTCGAAGTTCGTGAAGTAGCCGAAGACCCTGAAGGTGTTTACGGCAAAATCATTAGGTTGCGGCAAATCGGTGTCTTCGATCCGCAAAACCCCGGTCTTGTAGTCCCCAAAGTAAAGAAAGACTAGGATTGTAACTATGGGTAATCCGGTATGGATCGACGATTTCAATAAGCCGCTAACCGATGGCGTTAGAACTCGGTCCCCTCGACATGCGGACCGTCAGCGCGCTAATCCTAATGTGGCGTTGCGTGATGGTTCTCGTAGTGAAACGAGGCGGGATGGAATTAAACCACTGAAGTCCGTTCGCTACGACTCAGATTTAACAGGCGGTTTTGCTGACACCGTACCCGGCGTTTAGAAAACTACTCACGGACAACACTCATGTCGGCGTGTCCACGGCTTTCTACGGAACCAATGCACTCTGGGTAATGGCGACCGATGCAGTCTTTGCGGACATAGGTCGGCACGCCATGAAAATGAAGCGCATCGTAATGAAGGCAAGGATCGTCGGACATTTGAGTTTCAAGGTCCCAGCGCCAGCGTACGAATCGAAGCAAGTCCCTGCGAATCATGATAAATGCCGCAGTGGCCATGTGCTCTTGCACTGGGAATGGGTATCTATCAACGACCGGCCCTTCAAGACAGTACGTTGAAACCTCTCCGCCAACTAAGGCGTGATCGAGTTCGAGCAACTTGTCGATTGCGTCACCGGGCGGTTCGCAGTCGGCCGCCATAAAGAGAAGATGCGTGCTTGTTGGAACGGAAATCGTGTAGTCCGTAACAATGTTTTGACCAAGCGTGATGTGACGAAGTCTGTTCTTCGTTGTGACTTCGGTACGTCCATCATCAAGTGAGTATGTGAAGTATTCACCGCCGACTTCAGCAAGACGGTCTAGTAGGGGCTGAAATGGAGCGATTCCCCTAGCGTCAACTTCGATTGCAGCAAAGAAGTGAACTGGATAGCCAGCCTCAGACCCACGCTGTTGCATTTCTTCAGCGGTTCTGATCCATGCTCCCCATGTGTCCGGGTCGTCCATAATGAAGGCTGCGCACGTTGTTCCAACAACAATCACTTCATGCTCCAAATCTGGTAGGAGTAGGTGTCTGAAAACACTACGTCGATTCGACAGATGGTTTCTCCCCATCCGGATTTATTTAAAATACTAAGCAGGCCCTCTTGGTCCCAGCCCCAAAGATGCTCCGGGTTAGCCTCGCCGTCTTCGTCAAGGTCTTCGCCAATGGGAGTTGAAAGTAAAAGCAGCGTTGATTTTTCGCGAATCTTGCGAAGAGCCGCTTCTGGGTTTTCTAAATGCTCAATGGTTTCTGAAAGTACAAATAGATCCACATTAGGAATCTTATCAATGGTCTTGCTTATGGGTCCAGTAAGGTCATAACCCTTTGCAAAATCGCCAAGAAACAGCGTCGTGTTCTCATCGGCAATACCTTTGGGGATAGCAGCATTACCGGTGGAGAGATCCGCTATCGAATGAATAGGGAACTGACGTCCCAGCCATTTGCCCATTTCGATAGTTGACTGGACCCTTATGTCGTGGCTGGAACCCCACGCCATGTGGTCGTGAGGCTCTGGGTAGAGTTCTTTCAACTCCACGCTGTCTGGATTGGTTCGAAGCCGTTTAATGTACATCAGGACTTGAGGGCCTCAGCGATTCCTTGTTCCAAGGAGATCTTTGGCGTGTAGAAATTGCTGAGTTCTACGGTGCTTCCAACCCGGTAGACGGCACCAATCGGCTCGTCTTTGAAATGAACGATTTCGCCAGTGTAGCCAGCGGTTTCCATAAACTTCTCGGCAAGGGTGTTGAAGTCGGTTGCGATTCCCGTTCCAAGATTTAATGGGCCGTCAATGTCTTCTAGGCCCACAAGGATCGATGCTGCGGCCACGTCATCGATGTGGATGAAGTCTCTGACTTGAGTTCCGTCTCCCCAGACAGGAAATGGGTTGACTCTTTCCCTAGCCCGTTTTGCAAATGAAGGGAAGGGGTAGTCGAGGTCTTGGTCCGAACCGTATCCAGAGAATGGTCGGAGGACTGAAACTTGTCCGCCAGATTTCTGGTACCAATGAGCGAGATGTTCGCCGGTTAACTTTACCCAGCCGTAAGATGTGTCGGGCGTTCCAACGGTCTCCTCGCCAATACGGATGTCTGACTCTTTTAGTTGATAAGCGTCCTTCTGTAAGTGCATGGGGTAGGCGGCGCTAGATGAGTAATAAATGATACGTCGAGGCTTCTTACGTTCTGCCCATTCGAAGAGCGCAGCGTCCAACTGGAGGTCTCTGGTGGCAAGCGTGAGCGGTTGATACTCAATGGTGTGGCGACCACCGACTAAAGCGGCGCAGTGGTACACGAGGTCAAACGCTGGTCCATCGTCGTCTCGAAAGAACTGTTCTGCGGATTTCCCGGATTTTAGATCAATGCCAACAATGTCGACATTGAGGTCAGAGCGACTTTTGAGTTGATGCTCTAAATGACGACCGATAAAGCCTTCATTGCCTGTAATCAATACTCTCAGGGTTACCATCATTTGGTCATTCTAACTCGCCTCAAACGCAAGAGCGAGGGAGCCTTTTCTAAATTCTTTTATGACATTTGACACTTGTGTTGTGATTTAACTGGGGAGTCGGTAAGATTCATCCATCGAACTACTTACCCCCTAAGGAGATACAAATGCACGATCTTGAAATCGACGACCGAGGCGCCCGCATGGCATTCGCTGGTCAGATCCCATGGCACCGACTCGGCCAACAGATGAACGGCCTTCAAAACATCGACGCAATGCTCGAAGCGGCACGAGCCGACTTCGAAGTTCGACTCACCCGAGTCGCAGCAGTAGACGAAGATGGCAACCTCATCATCAACCCCGATGGCACACCAGTAATCGTCGAAGACTCCCGTGCCACCGTTCGGATGAATCCAGACGGTTCAGTCGATGGTCTCGCAACAGTCGGGACCCGATTTGTCGTAAAGCAAAACCGCGAAATCACAGAACGTGCGCTCGCCGTCGTCGGAGCATCACACGGTGACGCCGTAATCGACACAATGGGCGTCCTTGACGGGGGCCGCGAATTCTTTACCTCAATCGATCTCGGCTCACTCATCATCGACCCAATGGGCGTCAGCGATGAAATCAAGCGATTCCTTCTAGTCCGGAATGGCCATAACGGCAAAGTTCCGATCGTCTACGCCAACACAGACATTCGAGCAGTGTGCAAGAACACCGTCATGATGGCCATGAACGACGCTCAGCGTGTGTTCAAGGCCCGCCACACAGCAAACGCGGACTCTGCAATTGAAGACGCACAGCAGGTCCTGCAAATCAGCACAGAATGGGCCAAGTCATTCAAGCAGACGGCAGAAGAAATGCTTTCAATCCCCGTCAGCGTCGGCAGCGGTCGAATTGACCGGGTTCTAAACAAGGTGTTCCCCGAGAAGTCCGGTGAATCTGACCGTCAAAAGCAGAACCGACTCGAAGTTGTCAGCCTCGTCCGAGGTATCTACGGCAACGATCGAAATGCTGGAGGATTCGGCGAAAACGGTTGGTCGCTTTACAACTCAGTGGTTGAGTATCTTGACCATTTCCGAGATGGCAAGCCCGACGAACGAGCGCTCACCTCTATGGATGACAACTCTTGGGTCACTAAAACCAAGTTGACCGCTCAGGCTGCAGTTCTCGCCCTAGCCTGAGTAAACGAATAGGAAGAAAAGAACCCCGGAGCAGTTGGCCGGGGTTCTTTTTTATTCCATCATGCTGGGAGGCGCACCGTCCCCAATCCACAGGGAAACATTGGCGCGATCGCCGTCCACTGAAATGACCTCACAATCAATGACTTCCAAAATGATTTGAGCAGCATCACTCATTGCTTCACGAAATTCATCTGATTCGGCTTGTGTCAGATCTTCCCCGTCGCTTAAATCATAAAGAAGATTAGAGATAATCTCTAAAATCTTTATACGAGCCTCGGGAACTGTAATTTTTTCTGTTGACATAGGTTGTACCTTAGCATCACACAAGGTAAGGTGACCGCCTCGCCGTTACGACGGACGAGACATCTGGAGGAACCGGAGACATGGCAGCATCACCCACAACACTTGTTGGCAACCTGACAGCGGATCCCAATCTTACGTTCACTGGAGCCGGAGCGGCTCGACTGACGTTTTCGATTGCGGTTAATCACGTTTGGCGGGATGCCGACGGCGAACAGCAAAAAAAGGTATCTTTCTTTGATTGCGTTGCATGGCGTCAGACAGCAGAAAACGCTGCTGATGTTCTTGAAAAAGGTGTCGGCGTAATCGTCGTCGGTCGCCTTGAGCAGCGTTCTTGGGAAGACAAAGAAACTGGCGACAAGCGGTCGAAGATCGAGGTTGTTGCAGACGACATTGCGGTGTCGGTGCGAGCAATCGAAGGAATTACCCGTCGAGCCGCTAGCGAAAACGGTGCACAGAATGGAAAGGCCCCCAGCCCTTCCACTCCACGCCGACCCGCTCGTCAGACAGTTGCAGACGACGAAGAGCCGTTCTAAACTAAAAGTGTGACCAAGAGGACCCCTGCTTCGGCGGGGGTTTTCTTGTTTTATACCTATTTTATTTTTGGAGAGAAAGAAATGACTGAACACCTAAACGTTTGGGTTGAAATGTCCTCCCACGAACTTCTCTACGCAGCAATGGCAGGATGCCAACGTCGCGTGATAGCGATGGGCCGCAACCGACCTCAATATTACGGCGCAGAAGAGCGCATGAACTACTGGCAGATTGACATCCAAGGCGCAATCTCAGAGTATGCCTTAGCCAAATCGCTCAACATGTTTTGGGAACCGGCAACAAACGAATGTTTGAAAGACCTGCCCGGCGATGTTGGGGAATATCAAATCCGCTCAACCTCATATAAAACTGGCCACTTGATCGTTCACAGCGCAGACAACGATGAAGCCGCATTCATCTTCGCTATCATCGCCGAACCGTATGTGAAACTGGCTGGCTACCTTATGGGTCATGAAGCCAAGGCGGTTGGCGAAAAGCACAACTACGATGACCTTTGGGTTCATCAATCGAAACTCCGATCGGTAACTGAGATTCTGCCAATTGTCGAAAGTGACAAAGTCAAAATCAAAACTAAAAAACAGTAACCAACACTCCCTAGTCGCTTAAATCTAAACGCAGTAGAAAGTTCGTTGCTAAAATAAACCATGAACCACATCGACGCCCTCAAACACGCCCACCACCTCGGACTCCCAGCACTCGACATGGGAGCCGCGCACAACAAACCAGACGGCTACCTCGGAGTAGACCAATACCCACACCCCAACGTGGAACTCGTCTGCGACGTAACAAAAGGCATCCCAGTCCCAGACTCATCCATCGGCGCAATCCGTGCACACGACTTCATCGAACACATCCCAAACGGAATCGCCCTATTCAACGAATTCCACCGCATCCTCGCCCCCGGCGGAATCCTCCTAACCCAAACCCCATCAACAGACGGACGCGGCGCATTCCAAGACCCAACCCACGTCTCCTTCTACAACCAAAACTCCTTCTGGTACTACACAGACCCCTACTACCAAAAATTCGTACCAGCAATCACCTGCCAATACGAAGCACTAACCCTAGAAACCATGTACCCAACCGCATGGCACGTCACCCACAACATCCCCTATGTAATCGCCCACCTCAAAGCAATCAAATAACACACAATCCGGTGTGGTGTAACTGGCAACACGCCTGACTTTGGATCAGGAGAGTCCTCGTTCAATCCGAGGCACCGGAGCCACCAACAAACAGGAAACCAAAACCATGTGCGACGGACAACGAACAATCACAACCAAACTCACAGAAGCCCAATACGACGTATACAAATACGCAATAGACGAAACAATCAAATTCTGGGAAACCGGCACCACCCAACAAAAACGAGACGCCCACACCCTCCAACGCGCACTCGACAAACTCCACCAAGCATGGACCGAAGCCCCCCGCTCCTAACCGCGCACGCAACCCCAAAAAACACCAGCCAACCAAAACCTACAACCGAAACCAAAAAATATTTTCACCGGCAGAAAGCAACAGCATGCAAACATTCCTCCCCTACCCCGACTTCACCCAAACAGCACGCTGCCTCGACCGGCAACGCCTCGGCAAACAACGCGTCGAAACACTCCAAATCCTCAACGCCCTCACCAACCCCCAAAAAGGCTGGCAAAACCATCCAGCCACCAACATGTGGCGCAACCACGAACACACCCTCGTCGCCTACGGACTCACAATCTGCGAAGAATGGATCAGGCGCGGCTACAAAGACACCTGCCTACAAAAAATCCTCAACATCCAAGAACTCCACCACGAAAACTGGAACACACACCAACCCGCATGGCTAGGCAACCCCGCACTACACCTATCGCACCAATCCAACCTGCTCCGCAAAAACCCCGACCACTACAACACCTACTTCCAAAACGTACCCCCAGACCTGCCATACATCTGGCCAACCATCAAATAGCCCCACACACCCCAGTCAGATAAATCTAAAACACAAGCAGTCCATAATCACTACCGTGTTCACACGCAGCGGTGGTGGAATTCTTCAAAAAGTTCAAACGGATTGGCTGTTTAGCCATTTTTGTTTTTCACTTTGTGTTGGGCATTTGTCTGGTCTTTGCGTGTGGATCTGTGCGCTGTGTGTGTGGTGTGTTGTCATAGGCGGGCGAGTGGTTCTGTGGGTGGGTGGGTGTAGTTGGTTGTTGATCTATGCCCGGCTTCAGGGCTTGTGGGTATTGCGGCATGATCGTGTACCGGTATTCCGTGCCGGGTTGGTGTCGACAGTGTAGGGATATGTACGTTCAGTCTTCCAAGGGATGTGGTTGCGAACGGGTGGTGTCCACCGGTTCGATTTTGGGTGATAACTATTAATGGTTATCAGGAGCGTTACGTCATCAGTAATCAGGGATATTGAACGTGATCTGCTCTTTCATCCCCACTAGCGCTATGTCCCTGTCTCTGGATCAATGTGTTCAAGGTCGTAGTGGACGTGGAAGCCAAACGCTTCGATGTCTTTTGCGATCGCAGAGTTCCATGTGTCGTCGTCTACTCGTTGTGTGTCGACTGGGAGTTTGAGGATCTTCTTGATTGACTTGATGAACTCGTTGTCTGTTGGGTGTGTTGGGTAGCGTAGGGGTGTATCCCATCTGATATGGCGAGGAACGGCGTATGTGTATGGGAGTGCGATGATCTCGATGTTGTTGTTCTCTACATGCGTTACTGTCAAGCATTCTCGTACCTCTCGGTTGGTTACGAATTGCTCTGACAGGGGTTTGGTTGTGTCGACTTCTGATGGGTCGGCAGCGCAGTAGCCCTCTGCGATGAATGAGATTGCGTCTGTCCTGAAGCCGAACCTAGCGATTGCGATTGCCTCTAGCGTTCGGTGTAGACGGTCTTCTGATGATGCGTGTTGTGGTCGGAGTTGGAAGATGGATGTGATGGCGTCTTCTCTCCAGCAGAGGACGTTGTAGCAGAGGTCTTCGCCTATGCCTTCTTCCATGCATGTGTATTGCTTGGCGACCTTGGCTGATTCGCAAGCGAGGAGTACTTTGTCCATGCGGTCTGGGTATGTGTCCACGCCTATAACTTAAACGACGTTACATGGTCGGGGGTGAAGGTTTCCCTTGACTGTATGGCGTGTCTTGGTATTCGCGTCTCTCGTCATGGACTGCTGGCTGTTTCACAGGGCCATGAGGGTTCCTTGATAGGCCTAGTGTTTCTTCACATCCGGATGGCTCTACCTTGTACCCGTCCTCTAGTAGTTCGGGGTCGCCATAGAACATGTCATCAAGCAGGCTGTTCCATTGGGCGGAACACATGTAGACGCTAGTGACACCGTTTGTGACGTGGAGGACTGATGGGCCTGCCTTTTGGCAGAAGGAGCATTGCTCGCTCATGTGCGACCGAAGCGGTCAATCTCCGATTGGAACTGTGGGCAGAATGCGGGCACTGAGATGGCGAACATTGCTGCAGCGTCCCCAGCCATTTCCACGGTCCAGTCAGGATCAAGCGCAATTTCAATGAGAGTTGCCGTTACCGACCCGAACGACTGAATGGTTTCACAGGAGGTCTTACCCAAACTGATGAGTGTTTCGTCGTCTGAACGGGGGTACAGGTCGCGGGCTTGAACTAGGAACCGATTGACTGACTTGGAATAGGGCGAGGTGGTGGTTGTGGCTCGTTGGATTGTGTCAGGGGTGGTGATTGTCCCTTGGCTTGATCCGCAGCCGATGACTGCTAGTCCGAGGACTGCTACTAGGGCAGTTGTGGTGAGTGTCTTCTTAATCATTTCGTTTCCTTATCCTTAGTAACCGCAGGTTGCGATTGGTCAACGATTGTTCGATCGGCGATGTTCTTCTTGGCCTGTTCGGCGATTTGGCGCAATGTGCTGCATCGCGTCTCGATTCGATCAGCAGCACCCTCGTAATACGAAGAGAGTCGTGCTGTGTAGTCGTCTTCGTCTTCAGGGAATGAGCCGATGTCAAGGATCCGCTTCATTCGGCCTTGCTGCTCAAGACGTTCGTTCTTGCTTGCATCATCATCGGCCCGTTGAGTCGAGACTTGGTCCTGCAAGTCCTTGTTTTCCATCTCGTTTGCCATGTTGATCCTTTGGTCTAGTACGGATAGGGGAGAGGTGGCGGACCGGCCGCTCAACGAACGGCGGGAACGGAGCGGCCGGTCCTATCTTCATCCACCCGTGGCGGAACGGGCTGCCCGAAAGGGGGGAAGGGCTGGATGAAGATGTGCGACAACTGTACACGGCACTGCCAAGTGACACAACCATGCCTTATGAATATGTGCGATCATGTAGTCTGATCAACCCCCAACCCCAAGGACATGACATGGGATACTTCCTTCTTGATAACCCGCCAGCAAGCCGCCAGTTCCATACAGGGCGCCCTAATGGCCTCTCTGGTGGTGTCGTTATCCACACGACTGAAGGTGTTGGAGGTGACGATTCAGCGGAGAACACAGCCCGTTATATTGCCCGTCGCTCCACCCCGGGCAGTTATCACATGATTGTTGACACGAATTCGTCTGTCCCTATGCTGCCCGACGATCATGTGGCGTTCGGAGTCGCAGCGTCTGGCTACAACAGCCGTTGCTGGATGATTGCCATTGCTGCTCAGTCCGCCGCTCTCAACCCTGACTCCCCTGAAAGCCAGACGGAGATCGATCGCATGGGTCATGAAATCGTGGAGTTCTGGCGTCGCAACGGGATTGACCCCAAGTCGGCTGCCCAGTTCATTGGTGAAGAGGTCAAAGATCGACCCGGCCTCGCCCATCACGGGGATGTGCAGCCTTCAGATCGAAGCGACGCTTGGAGTCGCCGTGAGGATCGATGGATCTTTGACTCGATGCTGGTTCAGGCCATTGAACGTCATTCGGGTGAGGTCATTTCGACTCCTCCCCCTGTTGCGCTTCCGGAACTTCCTGAGTCAGCGGTCTGGCAGCAGGGTTCGACTGGGGACAAGGTCCGTGCCATCCAAGGGATCGTGGGAGTGCCTCAGGACGGCGTATACGGCCCTCTCACGGCTCAGGCGGTCAATCAATGGCAAGCCAACCTCGGCCTTGCTGCTGATGGAATCTGGGGTCCACGGACCGAAGAGGCCACGAACAACCTCTTTGCCTTCCTCGCGAACCTGCCTGTGGTTCAGGAAGTGGCTCCCAACAATCCATTCTTCGAAGCCCTGAATGAAGCAGTGAAGCAGATTGTTCGTCCGGGTGCATCCGGTGGTCCTGTCAAGATGATTCAGGCAAGTCTGAATGGGCGGGGTTACCCACTCGTCGCTGACGGCACTTTTGGCCCTCGGACTGAAGCGGCTCTACGCAAGTTCCAATCAGACCGTGGCCTCACTTCAGACGGGATCGTTGGCCCCAAGACTTGGGCTGCTCTCGTTTCCTGATCCACCGCAAGTTGTTAGAGGCCCGGCCCCAACCTTTGTGGGGACCGGGCCTCTTTCTATTAGACCAACCTTTGTGGGAGTGGTGGGGGTCGAACCCACGCTCGTCGGATTAAAAGTCCGCTGCCTTACCGCTTGGCCACACCCCCTGCTCCTCTACAGGGTCAAGTCTCCAAGTTCGCCTGATTCGATGCGTCGTTTCCAGTACATCGCTTCGGCATACCAGTCGCAATCAGAGCAGTCTTCGCAGCATTCTTCTGGTGGCGTGCCAAGTTCCAAACCTAATCGCACGTCTTGCAGCATGTATGGGATCAACTCGGCAACGAGGTCACGCAATCGCTCAATCTGATCGGCGGATTGATGATGGAGCCAGCAGTCGGTGTGACCGTGATCCTCTTTGGGTCGATCTCCAGTATGAGCGAGTCCTGCCGGGCAGGCCCGATCTCGAAGCATTCCAACAAGTACTTCTACTGTATCCAACTTGCCTGCTCCTCCGTGTCAACCGTCATGAGGGCCAGCCTAGCCTCGTGATTAGAGCCAGCCAAACTTACGACTACAGCCCGGCCAAGCCTTCCAGCCCGATCCTGCGAGGACTCGCTCTGCGATAACGATCTGTTGTTCGCGACTTGCTTCCCAAGGATGTGGTGCGAACTCTCCACCACCGTAGGACAGCCACGTTGAGTACGAGCGTTGGTGCATGAACTGGAGTCCGCCACCGAATCCGTTGCCGGTGTTGGTGGCCCAGTTGCCTCCGGTCTCACACTGAGCGAGTCGGTCCCACCTGTCTGTGGTGGTTTCAACTGTCACTGGTTCAGTGTTCCGGTATTTCGGAACAGCAGCAGCAGCAGCAGCAGCAGCCTCTCGTTGCTTTTGTTCTTCGACTGCCGCAATATGCTGAGCAATCGATTCCGCTATAGCCGCTTCCGCAGCCGCTACATCAGGTGTTGTTATGACAATGGTAGTAGAAGTAATTGGTGCATCTGCTCCCTCACTAGCAGCAGCAATGCCGCACCCGGATAGCAAAACACTCAGCAGCACGAGGCTGTATAACTTGATACGCATGTAACGCGCCTTTCTGTCGGTCGGGTATGGCAGTAGGTTTCGTCCCACTATTATACCGAACTGTCAGAGAGTGTCGTGCTTCAGCAAAAACCCAAGGGGTATCAGGGTTTGCAGGGTTCAGCAGCAGCGCGATCCCAAGGTGCGGCGCTGCAGCGAGAGCAGTAAACATCAACCTCATCAGGACCAACCTGACTGGTTTTCCATGAATGAGAGTCGAAGTTCAGCAGACTTTGTTTACGTTTCTGAATTTTGTTAAGACTCATGACGGCCCAACCCTAACTGTAAATACTTGTTACCAATAAGTGTAGCCGCATTCGATCCCACGTCCTCATCACTCAGGGGATGGTGAGTCAAACGTGTTTCCAAGTCCGCCTATTGACAATGCTGCTGATTGTGTGCGCGGTTACTCCAAACCTTGCGGCAAGTTCACGATTGTTCTTGCCATCGCCAGAAAGCCTCCGAATCAACTGGACTTGCCTCACAGTCAAGACCGAAAAGCCATTCCGCTCCCCGGGTGCCCCACGCGCACGACCCTTCTCCCTCATGTCCGCCATGTTCTCCTCCTGAGTTCCCCCACGCAAATGCCTCGGGTTATAACAAGGCGGGTTGTCGCACGAATGAAGAACCTGCTCAGGGAAATGACCGTTGTACGCAAAAAAGACTTCGCGATGAACTGCTCGAACTTTTCCATCCATCCACTTCATCCCATACCCACCAGAAGTGAACGATATCCCGCACTCGGGGGTAGGAACCCAACACTCACTCATCATTGAGACCACTCAACCCCAACTGTAAATACTTGCTGACAATGTGTGTAGCCGAATTCGACCCCACGAACTCACCACCATCAGTAGCAGCACTCACCACGTCACGTTTGCGTTGCACCAAATCGTAGATGTCTTGATCAACAGTGTCGGCCGCAAGCATGTAAGTAGCCGTGACTGAACCCTTCTGACCAAGCCGATGGCATCGCGAATACGTTTGCTCAACATCCGCCCAATTCCAAGGCAACTCACAAAACAAAACATCCTGTGCCGCAGTCAGAGTATGTCCAGTCTTCGCAGCCTGAATCGACAGCACAATAACCGGCGCTTCCTCCACCGACAGTTCCTGAAACCGGCGCTTATGCTCTTCCACTTCGCTCACATCCTGACCGCCTTGGATCTTCAGACCACCAAACTTGTGCGCCAAGTCAGAAACAATCTCACGGTGATGTGCAGCAATCACAACTTTGCGGCCCTCGCCCGTAACCTGTTCAACCCACTCAGTGATTGAATTCATCTTTGCGCGTGCAGCGAGGCGTCTCAGAACTGACATTCGAACAAGATGTTCATTCGACTCCGCAGCCATCCGAGCACGAACCTTCGCAGACTTCACAGATGTCCCCAACTCCAATGCGATCTGTTCAGCCCTTTCGACCAAATACTTCACAATGTCGGCTTCAGCGCGTCGATAGTCAACCATCGATGCCGAATCGACAGCCAACACGATAGGAGCATGACGAACAGGTGGAAGATCCTTCAGCACCTGCTCCTTGACTCGCCTGACATAGCAAGTAGATCGCAACTTGTTGTTCAACTCGTCCAAGTTCGAGTTGCCGTCGATGTGCCATTGCCCCCACCGGTCACGGAAAGCGTTGCAGTAACGGCGATAGAACCCCCACTTGCCACCAAGATCAGACAGGCGACCCATCATTTCGAGTTGGGCTGCGTACTCGGCTGGCTTGTTAGTCACCGGGGTTCCAGTCAAAGCCAACACGAACCCATCCTTTGGGACAGTCTTAGCGACTTTGACGACAGCCTTCGTTCGCTTTGCGTCATACGACTTCGCATAGTGGGATTCATCCGCAATAAGTGACTTGTGGCCTTTTGCTTGCTGCTCCCAATGAGCAATGTTCGACCATCCAAGTACCACGACATCGTATGTACCCGCCTCGGGGAATCTCTTACGGTCAGTGACTACAGCCACCGTGCGATCTGGGAGCCACTTCTCGTATTCCGCTTTCCAGTTCAGGACAAGCGAAGGCGGGCAAATCACTACAGTCGGATAGGCGTTTCCAGCCTCGATGGTCGCAATCGACTGAATAGTTTTACCCAAACCCATGTCATCAGCGATGAAACAACGTTTCGCATGCAACGCATACGCCACCCCAGCACGCTGATACGGCAGCAACGGCAACCCGGCAACTTCAACTTCAGCATCGGTCGCTCGGGAAGCGTCAATCAGAACCTGACTCTGCTCAACGACACTACGAGCATGTGACTCAAGGTCTTCAGGGACGTGGAGATCAAAGCGGCGACAGAACTCAATGGCCTCGCTCGCAGCAGTGATCGGCACCTTCCATGCCTTGGTCTTCGAATCCCACGTTACGCCGGGAACTTGTTTGACGCCTGAGACTAAAACCCTGTCGTAATTGAATCCAAGCCAAATCCAATTGTCATCAAAGCGAACGCCCCCATAGTCAACGTCACGAGAAGGCAACTCAAGCATCACAAGATCAGGCGAAACCCACATGTCGTATCTAAGAGCAAAGGCGCGAACGTCGCTTAGCGAGGAAAGCGGAATACGCCAGACGCGGGCGGCTCGATCCCATTTAGCGCCAGCAATCTGCTTTACTGCGGCGACTAGAGTTGTGTCGTATTCGAATGTGACGGCAAGATGGTCCTCAGCCAAAAGGACTTGCCTGATGTCAGCCATTCTTGATTGGTTTGCCGCTCTCGTCTACAGGTTTCCAGTAACCGCGAGCAAGCGCCGATTGAATGTTGATTTGCACAATCACGTTGGACGTATGGTTCTGCAATACGCCAAGGTTGTCCTTGAGTTGATACAGCGATGCGTCTTGTCCCTGAACGGCAATGAGTTTCGCATTGGCGGGAACGCGATCCATTTCAATCATTGGAATCGGTTCTGGCATTTCCATGTCATCTTGAGTTTTCATTGATCAAAGCCCCTTGGGGATAAAGAGAATGGGATGTTGCGGTCTTCCAGAAGTTTAACTAGAGCAAGCGGAACTTCAGATATGTCAGCATACGGAAGAATGACCTTTTCGATGTCCTCAATGTCGACACCTCCATGGATCTGGGCTTCAGTGTACTGGTATCCCATCCAGTTTGAATCCCCTATTGATCCAACCCTGAATACCCCACTGTCTAAAATTAACTTTCGAAGCATCGCTTCTTTTCTTGGCGATTGCCGTCGCATGAGACCCTCCATCGCCAAAATAGAAATCGTTTGATGGCTAGGTGCGCCGCTAAACGACAGCATGTAGACGATGTTCTTGACTCTGTCCAAGTCGATCTCGTTGTCTTCTGTAAAGTAACCAAGAACAGCACCGATTTCCTCAAGGACTGTTTCGTCTAACGGAACTACTGCACCTCGTGATCCGAAGGAATCTCCAATAGTGGCAGTCGTGCGATCCCGAATCTCGCCCCTCAAAATGATCTGATGGTCGCCATAAGGGCGAGACGATTGATTCGGGGGGACGTCTGTCAGCGGCGTTACTACCAATTCGTCATCTTCGTTCCATCCGAAATCGCGCTGCTGATCTGCAAAGAATCCATAGATGGGACGCAGGGTCTCTGGCAGGTTTTGGGGGATCCCCATAATACGATTTTCAATATTTTGCCGAAATTCTGGAGCAAACGAGCCTTGACTGTAACCCGTTTCGAACTGACTTTTCACCCTGCCTTCCTCCAGAACCAACAACAGGGCCTCACTGCCAATTGCGATCCGAATAGGACCGCTTGTGAGCAATTCGATTTCGTCTCGATATGCCTCAACAATTGCATCAGCGATATCTGCATCGAAATGTTCAGAAAACATTTTTTCGAGCAAATCATATGTCTGGCCGTGCATCATGATGGAGTTGCGGCCCGGACGGGTTATGCGACTCAGTTCCTCGCGAAATGCTTCAGGGCTAACAATGATTGGCCCAAACATGTCAACTAATTCATCAGCGGCTCTTGGACTGTCAAGGGCCATTGTTTCGCTCAGTTGATCAAGGAAAGTTTCGATCAGTTTACTTAGGAAGAGTCCACGGACACCCTCCACCTGTGTCGCCATGTACTGCCTCATGCGGTTTTGCATGTCGTCTGTTTGTACAGAGTACAAACCTGAAACTCCCGGCATGTATCGACGCCGAATGCTTTTACGATCAGGAATAGGTCGATCACGCCGCGCGTCCACCCCAGAAGGCACCTGTGGTGTCTGCCCTTCAGGCACAGGTGCAAGAGGCGCTGCCGCCGGACGTGCCGTCTGACGCACCGACGACGCTCCAAGTTCCTGCAACGAAGGCGTACCAACATCAGAAAGAGGCGAACCACGCTTCTTCGGTTTCGCTGCATCCACTTCACTTCCAACAGGCTTCGGCACTTCGCCTTGCTCAGCCGGTTCCGGCGTCAAACGACCAAGGTCTGCACCAATCGTGCCTTCTTCCGGTTTCGGCATGTACGTTGGGACGTAATTCACTTCGTTTCCGGCTGCATCCCGAATGACAAGGTTGTTTGGTCGTGCCGTGATCGACGTGGATTGAATTCTCTGTCCACGAGTTACAGGCTTTCCGTCTATGTAAAGTTTCGTGCCAGCCGGGCGTTCCCATACAGTCCATTCTTGAACAATCCCATCCCCATCGCCGTCACGGGCATCTGGGTCATAGGGTTCATCGATGAGCGCTGCTCGTCTACTTGCAGCCTTCGCTTCAATGCGGGGTCCAACAAAAGCCTTTGTGTCGGTTTGTTCAGACGCATTTGGTGTGATGAACTTCCAGCCAACGTCGGTTTCCAAAGGAACCCTGCCGTCTGCGGTAACCACGGGAATTGAGCGCTCCCTTGCCAGACGCAGGACCTCACGAATGTCCTCTCCGAGAGATTCCGTAGAGTTGGGAAGCACGATTTCGGCTACATCCTCTAAGGCGACGCCACCGTGAATCTGGGTTTCAACGTACCTAGGGTTTTGGGGTCGGATCATGGCTTGTGCTTCTTCTGAACGGATTCGTCGGAGCACGCCTCGGCGTAACTCTTCGGGCAGACGGTCAATCCATGCGCGAGCAGCGATGCTTGCCGCAGCCTCATGAAAGTCATCTGAAACGGCGGCATGGAGAAGCCCAGTCCGTACGTCCCCTCTAGAGCCGTTGGTGGGGTCAGGGAATGATGCAAGCAATGCTTCACGCGCTGCTTCCGTAAGAGGAACTGCAGTGCCAACGCTTCCGGTCATAGAGTCACCGAAAGTCGCTGTAGTTCTTGCTCTCACATCGTCTTTAAGACGGAACAGGACAGGACCATGCATTGTTGCTGCGTCTCGTGTTGGATCTGGATCTAACTGTGAATTGCCAGCGAAGCCAGCATCAGGGGTTCGTGGAATGAACCCGTAGATCGGTCTTCCTCGATCCGCCGTGTCTCGCGGAACTCCAAGCAATTCCGATTCCACCGAGGCTCTGTCTCTCAACGATTGGGTGAAGCCTTCCGGTTGTGTCTCGAAATGAGTTTGAATTCTTCCTTCGGCGATGATGGTTGCTGCTGTGGATTCAGTTGCGGGGACATAAATCTGTTTGACGAGTTCCCTGTCGGCATACTCATTCAATGCGTTGTCGATGAGTTCATTGATGAAGTCATCGTCACGCTCCAGCAGTGGGGTGAGTTTCTCTGCTAGCCATTCCCGCCGCAGCCTTGGGTCGCTAACGTCGACTTCTTCACGGCCTAAAGCATCACGAATGGCGCTCGACAGGCGCTCCCATTCGAGATCTCCCTCTTCCCCTTTGCCGACATCAGCGAGGAGATCGATGAGTTTCTCCATCATCAGTGACTTTGTTGCTGCGCGACTTGTTGCTGCTCTTTCGATTACCGCTTCACCAGTGGCGGGTCCGGGTGTGTAGGGGACTCGTACATCAGGAATTTCGGTGTCTTTGGATTCAGACAACGCACGTCGGTATTCGAAAACCTGTTTGTTGTATTCACGCATTGCATCTCTGTGCTTTGCCATGGATACCGCATGTTCCTGCTTTTGCTTTTCGTATAGATCGGCCATGTATGCGTTATCCAAGACACCGACTTCGGCGCGTTCGTTGTCTACGGCGGAGAGAAGTCCTCGTCGCAGAACTTCGTTGGTTGCGTCTACGTCAGCCATTGCGTCATGAGCGCCATCGCCAAGTTCATAACCCAGATAACTCGCCAACGAGCCGAGTGCATGGCTGGTTGGGCCGGTTTCCTCTCCATCTCCCTTGGGAACAGCCATGCGCATGAGTGCGAGGGTGTCTACCGAGCCTCCCAATTGCAAGGTGCCATCGTTCTCGTCGACGATGCGTTGAAGTACCTCTAAATCGAATGGGGCGTTGTGGGCTACAACGATTTGCCCGTTTAATACTGCTGACAGCCGTCCTTGAGCGTCTTCAACGGAAATGCCGTTCTCGGCTAACCATTCTTCCGTGAGTGGATTGCCATCACCATCGCGAAGATGTTGACGAGACCATTCAGAAAGTGGTCGGTCGGGGTTAATGAACTGATTAATGCGTTGAACGACTTTTCCGTCTTGAACCCGAACCATCGCTACCTGCGTCGGCATGTTGCCGTGATCGAAACCTGTAGTTTCAAAATCCAGAAGCCAATATCCCTCTTCATCGAGGAGTTCCAAGACTCGTTCAAAATCGCCTTCAGCCCGATCAACGATTTCTGCGGCACGCCCAGAGAACGGCGGGGGCGCTGGAGTGTAAGGAGCGCGAGGCTTTACAGGCGCAATCAACTCATCTCGGTCCATGGAATCAGCGTTTGTTCCCGGCGACATATCCATGTCTTCAATACTTGCTGAAGGGATTGGATCAGGCTTAGACCCAGTGAACGTGGACGACGAAGCCGATGCCTGTGCTTTTGGGGCCTGAGGTGTCGCCGAATAATAAACGGTTTTCTTGCGATTCTCGTCTTCCCAACTAACCGTGAAACCATGTTTCCTCGCTGCCGCAAGAAGCCGCTTTGCATGTGGATTAGCGGAAGCAAGGAAGTCAGGTGCAAGTGGTCGGCCTTCGTTGTCTCCATCAAACTGGAGTCGAACCGGAAGGACAATTTCTTCAACGTCACTCAAATCTACGCCACCATGGATCTGAGTTTCGATGTAGTCGAGACTTCGTCCCAACCCTGCTTCGATCTGGCCGGGGTTCCAAATGTCGCTCAAAGAGTCATTGCCCGACAGGTTCTCTTCGATGAATCGATCAACGAGCCGTGCCGCCAAAATGTCTTCCGCTGCACCACCGAGCGCTCCGACGATTAAAAGTTCTTGCCCAGAAAGTGCGGCACCCTCCGCATCCAGTTGTCGAACATGTTCATCTCGCAATTCCTTATCTAGCGGAATCGGATAAAGCCGATGATCTAAAGAGTCACCCAATGAGACTGTGGTCCGTTCGGAAACTTCGGGTCGCAACCGAATAAACACTCCGCCCCCACCTGTATAAACCCGCGCCCGATCGCCACTTGCGTCAGGTTCTATCCCGTCATCCTTCATCCGGCTGGGGATGTAACCGTAAATCGGTCGTTCAAAATCAGCCGCGTCCTCCGGTACGTTCATGTGGTCAAGTTCAAATTCGCTTCTATATTCGGGATTGTAAAGTCCTTGCGAGGTCCATGTCTCAAACTGGGACTTGATGCGTTCATCACGAATGATTCCGGGTTCAAAAATTACTCCTTGTTCCACATCCTCTTCATTGCCGTCTTCCCCAAAAAGTGCGTAAAACGGCACCGCGACGTATACGCCTCTTTCATCGTGCAACTCTTGAATGAATTCTTCCGCTTCTTCAAACAACTGCTTGCTTGCTTCCTGCCACCGTTCAGCGACCGCCGGTTCTGGTGATACCGGAAACACAATCTCGGCGGCATCTCTTAATTTAGAAAAACCCGCGAAACGGGAAGGAATACCTAAAGCAGTTGAAATCCGGTCTGCACGATCTTCCTCTTCTGCAATGTTGTCTGCATTAGGCGAACTGAAGGTCCTGAGTCTCCCGATATTCAAAAAAGCAGTTCGTGCTGCGGACATCACAGACATAAAGCGGCTTGTATAACTCGTTGCGATGGGGCCATCCCCACTTCGGGCCTGCCCTCGCTTCCCCTTTGCGGCAGTGCGCAAATAATCAGGCACCCGACTTGGCCTGTTCACATTTGGATCGACAGCAACCGAGTCCTCCGCATCACGCTCCGGGCCACGCACCACACCCACAGACCGTCCGATAGTCCCAACATCGCTGCGTTCGTAAGACGGCACATAATCGACAGCGTTACCATTCGTATCAACGATCCGGTGACTTCGAGAACGGAAAGTTGAAATCTGGCCTCTAGCAATCTCTGTGCCAGATGCATCCATAATCCGTGTGCCAGCAGGCCGCTCCCAAGGTGTGCCTTCCTGCACAATGCCATCCCCATCACCATCGCGGGCGTCTGGATCGTAAGGCTCTTCGATGAGTCGGCGCCGGAAATTCAGAGGGGCTTTGATCTGCAGTGCTTCGTAGAGTCCTTTGGTTACGACCGCTTCAGGATCACCCGTGGCCGCCTCAATGACCTGCGCTACAGCATCCTCAAGTTCTTCCTGTATCTCATCCGCAACCTTCTGCTTCAAACCATCCCAATAGGCGTCAAGTTCATTGATCGCCTCCTGAACTTCCCGCTCAAGCGACTCAACCGTAACCTCAACCCCAGAGTCGCCCATGAGAAGTTTCACGCCATGCTGGTTTTTCAACTTCTTGACCAACTCAACAGCCTGCTGCTTCGACTTCAACTTGTACAAAGATCCGAAACCAACAAAATCTTTCAGTTCATACGAACCCTGCTTTTTACGCTCAAGCAAAAACTTGATTTGGCTTTCCGTAAAACCAACAGATTCCAAAAATTCTTGTGAGAAATACTCGTCGATCACTTCTTCATCGACGTTCGGAGTTGCTTCCAACGCATCAAGAGAGTTAATCCTGATCGAATCAACTTCATCCAAGTCGAAACTTCCAGCAATGTTCGCCTCTAAATAGTCGTGCGTGCTTTCACCAGTACGCCATTCCGTCGCACCAAACCCCGACTGGCTGCTTTGTGTTGTCCCCCGAGTAGACCCGTTACGCTCACTTTCGAGCATGTTCAAAATCACAGCAGTCGGATTTTTCTGTCCAGATCCATTAATCAAAACTGACGCAATGTATTCCGGATCATCTTCATCCATACCCACAACACCCGGTCCCCCATGATTGATGGAATCTCCAAGACTCCACGCAGTTCGATCAAGAACCTCCGGCTTCAAGTCAATCGTAATATCCCCGTAGATGTCGCTAACGCCCGTAAGTCTTTTCTCCAGTTTTTGGTCTTCACCGCCCGCACCGTCATCAACCAAATCAGCCACTTCCCGAGTAATGAGATAACCGGCTGCAGGACGAACGTCAACAGGAGCACTTGGTGGAATACCTATTACGCGCGCATCCGTCGTAGTTCGACCAGCAACTCCCGCGTTATCAGTCGCAGTGCCACGATCAAACACCGTCTTATAGCGTCCATCGCGAATAAACCCTGCGAGTTTGCTCCACGTCATCTTTACGCGAACTCCGCCGCCCTTAACTTCTTCCTGCACCCTACTCGCCTGCGACAAAAGCATCTGGTTCAGTTCCTGATCAGAACTTTCCAAAACAAGAGTTTTCAACTCATCCGGCATCGCATCGATACTTTTGCGATCCACCTCTCGAAGTGCGAACTGTCCGTTTGCATCGAACTCGCCCGTTTCCAAATATCGGCGAACCGAGAACAGTGAATTTGCCTGTATCTTGCGTCTGCGCGCGATCGCCTCCGCTCTCGTCACTGGCACCCCGAGATTCGATTCAGTACCCTCGTCGGCCTCTTTCTGTCGAGCCTCTTTGTACTCATCATCGATACGACCCATCATTGCGCCCGCCTCGATAAGTTTCTGCTTAATCGAAGCGTTCTTCTTCCGGATCTGCTTCGGAGTCATAGCAGTCAATTCCGATTCAGCCTCCGGCTCCGGCGTCTCTGCTTCTGGCGCGCGCGGCGTTTCGACTGCAAGGAAATCCAGCACCTCAGGATCAAGCGGTTCAAGATTCAGACCTTCCCGCTCCCGCTGCGCCAGAAGAGCATCAGGCCTACCAAAAGGAACCCGCTCAGGAGGCGTAACAAGATCACGAATACTCGGCAAACCGCTTTCGCCAATACTTACCGCACCATGCTCACTAAGAGCAGTACCGCCCGCAGCGCCACCAGCCGTCTCATACGAAGGCGTGTAATCGACCTTATTGCCCTGAGCATCAACAACCCGAACTCCACGAAGTCGCGTAGCAGAATTCGCCCCAGCCGCAATTGGAGAACCAGCGGAATCCTGCAGGAACGTACCGTCAGGACGCTCCCACGCTGTGCCTTCCTGAATGATCCCATCGCCATCGGCGTCGCGCGCTTGAGGATCATATGGCTCTAACCGGAGTCCCCCCCAACGCGTGCTTGTGCCAGAAATTGCCATATCTTGAGATTACTGTATTCGTGGCTTTAATGTTTCAGGTAAACAGTCCCGCTGGGAAAAATCCACCCGGGGCTGCGAAATGCTTTGGTATTTAGTTTGTTACGGTGTCGATTTCGCGCGGGTTATCCACAGGTTTTTGTCCGTGCTGTGGAAAACGTTATCCACAGGGCTGTCCACAGGCTGTGGAACGTGGATCGAACACTTGTTCGTGTGACGGGGGTCACTGGTGGGGGTGGGGGTCGGGTGGGTGTGACGGGTGTCACGGGTGGGGCGTGTGACATATTTCACGGTGGAATCCGGTGCAGTCCGGTGCTGGACCCTATAAGGTGCAGTCATGACATCGAACGGCGGAGAGGGGGTGAATGAAATGAACGAAATGACAGAGTATGAACTACTCAAGATGACGCGTGAGTTGTTTGCGAACAAGGGCGCTCAGTTTGGGCGTGCGGTCAGCAACCAAGGGTACGACGTCTTCACTGCTCATGATCTGGCGAGGTTGTTTTGCCCGCTTGATCCAGACGAGGCAGACGCGTTTCTCTACGGGGTGACGCAGGCGTATCTCGCTAGGGCCTAGCCCAAGGGGTGGCCCCCGGTTCGCCGGGGGTCATCCTCTCCCGATCTGTTGTCCACATCCCCCCTGTGGATAACTTGAGGCCCTCCCCGTTCCGCCGCGGGGAGGGCCTCCCCCTTTGCGAAACAGCCCCGCTGGAGGGTTTGGTCTATTTTTTTTACGGTGGCGATTTCGTTTTTGTTGGGGGGGGGTATTTAGTCCCGCCTGCACCTGTTGGTGCCGGGGCTGCGAAGGCTGCGATGCGTTTTCCGCTCCGGGGCTGTCCGCGGTTATCCACAGGCTTGCGCGGGTCGTTGGTTGTCCACAGGTTTGTTCATGCCCTGTGGATTGTTGGTTCGAACGATTGTTCGGTGACGGGTGTCACGTTTGGGGGGGGTTGAGGGTGTGACAGGATTCACACGGCTGCAGGTTGTAGGTGTCAATTGTTTCTGGTAGTTTCGGTGCATGATCACGAACGGCGGAAAGGGGGTGAACATGGAAAATCTTCAGAAGTGTTCCGAGTGCGGCGACAGCGTTGCCACATTGTGGAATCGCGGTCGTTGTTGGGACTGTCACGACGCCTCGTGCGCGTACAGCCTCAACGGTGATTCGGCCCCTGATGCGTTCGATCCCGCTTATGCGGGTGAGCGTTGGGATGACGATTACTGATCGGCTCCGCGCTACTGACTAGGATTCGGCGCCGCCGGGGGCGTGGCAACAGCACCCCGGCACCACCATTCTCGCGACCCCCTGTGATCCGCCGCACGGGGGGTCGCGTGCATCCCCGGCGCGTGTCGCGCGCGGGCCGACCCCGGGGCTGTCAGGCGCTTTGGTCTATTTTTTCTTACGGTGGCGATTTCGGCAAGGATTTCGAGGCGAAAGTCCCGCTGGAGGTTTGCGCGTTGCGGGGCTGTCGGGAAGTTATCCACAGCGGCCTGTGGATAAGGTTGTCCACAGGTTTTTGCACAGGGTGTGGATAAGTTATCCACAGGCGGGTGGTGTGACGGTTGTCACATTCGAACGTCTGTTCGTGTGACGGTGGTCACATGTGACGGGTGTCACTTTCGAACATGTGTTCGTGTGACGGGTGTCACATTCGAACGGGTGTTCGGTGACGTTTGTCACAAAGTGTTTGTGTGTCGAATGTCACATGTGCCTCTTGTCACAAGAGGTTGGTTTTTGACCTTAGGCCCTATAGGGTACTGGTATGACATCGAACGGCGGAAAGGGGGTGACAGAATGGAAACTATCGAAGTAGTCGACTGCAAGGTCGAGGTCGAGGACATCGAGGGTCGGCCTACCTATCGGGCGTACCTACCCGATGGCGAATGGTTCGCAACCTACGTCGAGGGCGTAATCCCGCCCCCGGGCTACCCGTCCGGGCGTTGGTCCTCGCCTGAGCAATTCATCGCATGGATCAAGTGGGCTAGGTCCTAACATCGAGCGTCCCCCGGGGTCCGCCCCCCGGGGGTTCGCTTCGGGCCATCGAGGGGACCCGCCCCCCTCGATGG